ATGTCCATGACCGCCTCCCCCCACCCCGATCCATGGACAGAGCGCGGCAAGCGATGGATCCGCGACGGCGCTCCGCTCAGGGCCGCGTCATGCTTTTCCGGCATCGGCGCCCCCGAACTTGGTGGGCCGCAGTTCGAATGGCTGTGGCACGCGGAGATCGAGAAATTCCCCGCCGCCGTCATGTCCGCTCGCTTTCCCGACAGCACGAACCTTGGCGACGTGACGGCCGACGACTTCCTGCAACGCGCCTCTGCATTCGGGCGGCTCGACCTGCTCGTCGGCGGCCCGCCCTGTCAGGATTTCAGCGTCGCAGGCCTTCGCGCCGGCGTGGCGGGCGACCGCGGCAATCTCTCCCTCCGTTTCATGGAAATCGCTCATGCAATTAGACCTCGAAACCTTCTTGTCGAAAACGTCCCCGGCTGGCTCAACCTGCCCGACAACGCCTTCGGCTGTTTCCTGGGAGCGCTTGTCGGAGCAGATGATGCCCTGCGTTCGCCACTCGACGGAAAGTGGCCCAGTGCGGGTATGGTTGCCGGGCCAAGGGCACGGGCTGCATGGCGGGTTTTCGACGCTCAATATTTCGGAGTGGCCCAACGACGCCGCCGTGTGTTCGTTGTCGCAGATTTTGGAGAAGGGGCCGATCCCGCAGCGGTTCTTTTTGAGCGCAAAGGCATGTCAGGGAATTCTCCGCCGCGCCGAGAAGCGGGGCAAGGAACTGCCGGAACAATTAGCGCGCGCTCTGATGGCGGTGGCGGCCTTGGAACCGACTTCGACCTTGCCGGAGGATTGCAGCCAGTCGGATTCGGGGGGGGCAATTGCTCGGGACCGATCGATAAAGCCGCCTGCTTGACCGCCAAGGGGCAGCGCATCGACTTTGAGGTCGAGACGTTCATCGCTGGCGTCGCCGGGACGCTGCCAGCGGGCGGGAACGGCACTGGCGGCGATCGTCAGCCCGGAACCAGCGCCGACACAGCTGATACGATGCTGATCGCCCACAGTCTTCGCGGCGAAGGCTTCGACGCCAGCGAGGATGGGACGGGACGGGGAACGCCAATCATCCCGATCGACATGCGGCAGGCCAGCCGGGGCGCCACCATGACGAACAACCGCGCTGAGGGGTCAAGCGGCGGTGCGCCGGGGACTGGCATTGGCGAAGCCGGCGATCCATCGCCTACGGTTTCGACCTCTCACCCGCCCGCCATCGCCTACGCCATCCAAGCCGGTGCGCTGCGCGAGAACCCTGACAGCGGACCCGACGGCATCGGTGTGCAGGAAGTCGGCGCATATACGCTTGAGGCGCGCGCCGAGGTGCAGGCGGTGGCTTGGGGCATATCGTCCGATGTACTCGACCGTTCCGGCGAAGCGGCTTGCGGCACCGCTGGCGGGCGTTCTGGCCTTGGCATCGTCGAGGATGTCTCGCCTACCGTAAAATCAACGCACGCCAATGCCGTAGCTACCGCTTGGCAGGTCCGCCGCCTCACCCCGACCGAATGCCACCGCCTACAGGGCTTCCCCGACGATCATTGCGCGATCGACTACCGCGGCAAGATCGCAGCCGATGGCCCGCAGTATAAGGCGCTCGGCAATTCATGGGCGAAACCGAACGGCGCGTGGATACTCGCCCGCATCGCAGAAAGGCTCGCAGCATGACGGTCCGCGACGGTGAGGATTATCGCATTTGGCACGAAGCACAGGAGAAGGTGGGATGAGTGAGCTAGAGTCATGCCCAAAATGCGGCGCCCTCCCGTGCGATTGGGTGGACAACCCCCATTTGTCATCCAGTAAGCGCGGCCGTGTTTCCGAAGCGATGGAGCAGATGGAAGCATTCATCCACTTCCGTCGCAACGGTGTCCCGCGCGTTCCGTCCATCAATCAGCTTACGGAGTGGAGCGATTTGCTTGGGAATATGCGCGAATCTCTAGCCGCGTTCGTGAACGTCCGCGACCAGTTTCCGCAGTCGATGAAACTGATCGACCCCAAGCTCGACGGCCTCACACCGATGACGATAACGATCACCAAGGCGCAATTCATAACGGCCGAAATGCTGGTTTCCGGTCCAGCCGAGGAGCAAGCCAGTGCCTGACCTTAACTCCACTCCCTCCGAACAAGGCTGGCAGGCGATTAATGCAATCCGTGAGTTTATCGCTGCGCGCGATAACTTGGAGGTCGCGCCGACTCACAATGGGGCGGTGTTCGACGCAGCCCTAGAGCGCCATAATGCCGCCGTAGAGTCCTTGCGGATGCTTGCCGAAGCCAGGGGTGCATCATGAGCTACCTTTGGGAAAAGCGCGCGCTTTGCGGGTGCGGCAGGGCTTTCCATGCTTGGCGCGGCAAGACGTTCTTCGTGGACGTTGATTGCTGCCCTGACTGCGGCGTCTCGCGCGACGACATGGTGGTCCGAACGGTTCGCTGGAACCCGCCAGTTTACGAAGGCCCTTGGTATCGCCGCACCCTTGTCTGCGAAGGCCTTTGGGAGATCAAGCCCTCAGGAGAACCCTCATGACCCCCGATAGGACCACACAGGGGGAGGATGGCGAGCGAGCGGCGATTATCGCTTACCTCGACCGCATGAAGGTCGAAGCGTCCGAACTCGGCAATCCGAACGCAGTTTTCTGGATCGTCCAGATTAAGCGGGACATCGAGCGCGGCGAGCATCTCAACGCCGCAGGAGTTTTGCATGACAACTGAGCGCGTCTATCACGAGATAGCTGAACTCGATGACCCTGACGGCCCGCCATGGGCGGTTGTCGCGATCTATCCCGACCGCCCGAACGGCAATGGCTGCGTCGGCATCGTCAAGTCCCTGCACACTGTTCACGCGGACGCACAGCTTGCAGTGGATGCTTACAGGAGCGGAATTCAATGACCCCATCTGATGAAATGCGGGGGCTGATCGAACGGATCGAGGCGGCGACTGGCGATGACCCCGAATTGTTCTGGGACGTGCAGCGCATCGTCAACCCCGACCCGCCAACGATATGGAAGAACGAACAGCGCGAAGTCTGGACGCCAGAATATGCGGCCTACATCGCTTGCTGGCATCGCTTCGGCGACTTGATCGACGCGGTGGCTTACACGGATGCCGCGATCACGGTGATACCTGATGGCTGGACGTTATTCCACCTTGGTGGGCCGTTCAATGACAGCCCCTGCCATGCGACTGTCGGCGGTGGCAATCCGGTCGGCCTATGCGAAGGGACAGCCGCCACCCCCGCGCTAGCCCTATGCGCCGCCAGTCTCCGCGCTATCTCCACTATGAAGGGGAAGATTGATGGCTGAGGCGGGCAGAATAACTATTAAAGTCCGCTTGCGCGACAAACATTCCGCCCTGCTCAACCGCCAGGCGGCGGCCGTCAATCTGGTTTGGAACTATTGCAACGAAATTTCGCGCAAGGCTTGGTCGCGCGATCGGAGGTGGCTGTCCAAGTTCGACATCGCCAAGCTCACCGCTGGATCCAGTGCAGAACTTGGGCTGCACAGCCATACGATCATGCGGACATCTCATGAATTTGCAAAGAGCAGAGATAAGGCGAAGCGCGCAGGCCTGCGGTGGCGCAGCCGCAAATCATTGGGATGGGTGCCGTTCAACACTGGCCACGCCCAGGTTATCAGCGCGGGACAGATCAAATTCAAAGGCGTCATTTTCGAGGCCATGCACTGGCGGGACGAGTTGCAGCCGGGCGTGAAGATCGGCGCAGGCAGTTTCAATTGCGACGCTAGAGGGCGCTGGTATTTCAACGCGCCAATTGAAGTGGGGTGCGACGAGCCGACAGCACGCCCCGCCGTTGGCATCGACCTTGGCCTGAAAGACCTCGCCACCCTGTCGGACGGGGGGAAGATAGAGGCGCCCCGGCTGTATCGCGCTAGCGAGGCCGCATTGGCCACATCTCAGCGCGCACGAAAGGCGCCAAAGCGCATCCGCAATATTCACGCGAAGATCGCGAATCGCCGCAAGGATCATCTGCACAAGGCGTCCGCGGCGATCGCGAAGAAGTACGGAACCATTGTCGTCGGCGATGTGTCCGCAAAGAGGCTTGCTCAGACCAAGATGGCGAAGTCGGTAAACGACGCCGGATGGTCGATGCTGCGAGATATGCTGTCGTACAAGGCCCTGAGGCATGGCGGTAGATACATCGTAGCAAACGAGCGTATGAGCACCCAAACCTGTTCGGAGTGTGGCTCAATCCCACCTTCGCGGCCGAAAGGTATCGCAGGCCTTGGAATAAGAGGATGGGAGTGCAGCGATTGCGGGACGGTCCACGACCGCGACGTAAATGCCGCGCGCAACATTCTCCGCGTCGGGCTGGACGCGCTTGCAGAAGGAGCCGGCGCATGACCGGAGCAGCCACCGCCTCTTTCGCTTCACCCCACCGATAGGAGAGCAGCCATGGACAAAGGAACAATAACCTCCCCAGAGGCGGTCAAGGTGACGCAGGCTGATCGCGAACTCTATCTCGCGCTGGGCATTTTTCACACCTGCACAGATCAGGCGGTTCTCGAATGGGGCTGGGCGGACAACAGCCCCGAGATGCAACGCATCGCCCGTCACCGCGAACAAGCCGAGAAGCGCATCGTCGATTGGCTGCGGGACTTGGCTGAGGACTGCCCGCCCGTGATCGACAAGTTCATGGCTTCCGCCGCCAACTCTATCGAGCGCGGCGACCACATTCAGGAGAACAGTGATGGCGATGATTAAACCAACTCCAGCCAATCCCGAACTTGACGCGGCAATCGAAAAGGCCCGCCACCATATTATGACGCCAGCCGAAAAATTCGAACAGCGCGTTTCGTTCGTCTATGGTCAGCAGGATTTTGACAAACCCGGCAAATCGAAGGACGAAATCCGCGCTATGGTGGCCGAGAGCGTGGGCTACCCTCTCGACGAGATCACCGCCCTACGCGAGAGGGTGGCGCACTTCGAAAGCGGCGCCGGGATCGCGCATCTGCAAAAGCTGCTCGCGGGAGAGGTTGCGACCATTGCCGCCCTACGCGCTACCATTGCCACCCTACGCGCTACCATTGCCACCTTGGAGGCTGACCATCACAAGCTCGCACTCTTCCATGCGTCGGGTGGAACCGAGGTATCGTGGGAGGACGTCGACGTAATCGTTTCCCGCGCCCTCCTCGCCAATAGGGTGGGGCAAATGGATGAGCTGAAACACGAAATACGCAAAACGCTCAGTGCATGCGAATGCACCGTTGACGACGTGGCTGCCGCCGTCCGCACCTTCCTTGCCAGCGATGAGGTGGTGGAGAGGCACGCTGTCGCTGACTTCCGCGCGATGAATGGCTCAGCATCGGACTGGGCAAAATGTGATGACCGGCTGCGCGAAGAGTATCGAGAGAACGCCCGCGCCGCTCTTGCCACTGCCGTGGGGGATGGGAAGTGAGCGAGGCTGAAACCATAGCAAAGGGGCTCAGAGAGGCGCAGCGGGACTTTCTGGTTCGGGTATGCGATAGCCAACGCCTCGGCCTTGCTGATCGCTCGCAGGACAAGGTGAGACAGCGAATGAGGCGAATGGGCCTTGTTCATGTCGCCAAGGAGCCGCGCCGTTGGGAGCCCCGCCCGCTCGGGCTCGAAGTCCGCGCGCTATTGAAGGACCACAATGCCTAAAGCCCTAGCCCTGTGAACCCCTTACTCCACCGTGGGAAGATGTTTGCCATTGGGTTGGGGGTGGTGATCGTGGTGGTGGCAGGGCGCTACGTCTGGGCGTGAAACGACGAAAGGCGCGGGACAGCCGAAGCCACCCCGCGCTCCCTGCGCCCCAGCGATGTTCGATAATTCAGCCCAACGATGCCTTGGTGCGCTCGGCGTGCGCGTTCACAGCATCGGCAAAGGCATCGAAACCAGCCTCAACCTCCGCGGCCTTCGCCGGATCGAGCGCGACCTTGATCGTCTCATAGGCGCCCTTGGCCGACTTCACGATGCTTTCGACCGCGGCGACTTCCTCAGATATCCCGACCAGCGGGGCGGCGGCTTTCACGATGCCGAGCAGGTCGTCGGCGAGTTTCTCGAAATCCATCTCAGTTTCCTTTGAGCAGAGCGGTGATCTGGCGGAAGGCATTGGTCGCCCGTTCCAGCGCCAGCACGGGGTTTTCTTGGCTGAGCCCTTCGCGGACGGCGCGCGCGGTGTTGAGACCGTCCTGAGCCGTCTGGATGAGGGCCTTGACCTTGAGCGCCTTGGGGGTGCCAGGTTGCAGCACCCCGGCCACCACAAGGCCGTCCACGGCGGTCAGCAGCACGTCGAAGCCAGCATAGGCGGCAGTCAGCGCCTGCTCGTCGATATGCGTCTGTGCGAGGGGTGCCGTGGGCGTGTCGGCCAGGGTCGCGCATCCCGGCAGGGATAGTGCGAGGGCGGCGGCGAGGATGATGCGTTTCATTCGTGGGTTCCTTCAGCTTGGGCAGTCTCGCCCGGTTTCAGGGTGACGTCCGGTTCAGGCGCAGGTGTCGACGCTGCGGCGGCTGCGATGGCTTCAAAGGCCTTGCCGGTGTTCTCGGTCGCGGTTTCGTCGGCGCGGTTGGTGCGGAAGATCATGGCTGCGATCGTGCCGAGCACACCGACCAGCCCCGTCACGGTTTTGTCGGACACGGCGATAAGGCTGTCGGGCAGCGTCTTGCCCATGATGCCCGCGGTGACGACGGGCGCGAGGCCGAGCGTCAGGATGGCGACGATGAGCGCGATGAAGGCGACGAGTTGCTCGCGGTTGGAGAGGCTCACTGGAGTTGCTCCCGGCGCAGCAATTCTTCGATCAGGTCGTCGGCCATGGCTTCGACGGGCGCGAGGCCGATCGTCCCGCCGTTGATCGCAATCCGGTCGTCTTTCCATCCCGGCGTCGCTGCCTTGGCGTCGAGATTGTTGGCTTTCCAGTAATAGCCGGCCGACATCATGCCGCCTTCGGGGGTGCGGATATAGGCGGGCACGTCAGCGAGCGGGATGCCGACCGCATCCGCGAAATCCTGCTGGTTCTTCTTGCCGGTCGTTTGCTTCGGTCCGAACCCGCGGTGACGCCAGCCATCGCCAGACGAGGGCGGCCCGTTGCCCATGCGGTTCGCATAGACATTGTTCGCCAGCTTCTCGGGATTGTGGGCGAGGCTTTTGGCCAGCGCGTTCGGGCCATTGCTTGCCTTGCCGCCGATCGCATAGCGTCCCGGCCACACCTCGGCCATGCGACGCGCCGAATAGTTCATGTTCTCTTCGAGCCGCGTCAGGCCGGCGGATTCGACGCTGATATTCGCGAAGAATGAGGCGACCTCGCGGAAGGTGTCTATCCCCCACCGATAGCAGGCGTCTTGCGCGGGCTTCACCCATTGGATGAGGTTCGCCCGCTTGTTCTGCGGGAAGGCGAGGCAGAGGAAGTCGATGTCGATCTGGCGCTGCGCGAAGGACAGGTCGCGGTCGATGTGCGGGGCAGGACGTGGCGGCGGGACGACGGGGGCCACCGGAGCGGGGGCGATTGCCTTCGCCGCGAACAGGCGTGCCGTGTCGAGCATCTGTGCGAGGTTCATTGTTTTCGCTCCCTGCGTTTGATGGCTTCGACTTGCAGCTTCATGGCTTCGGGGACATTCTCACCGAGCGTACCGGCCTCTGCCATGCCAAGCGCGATATCGAGCGGCCCGACGATCTCCGCGCACGCCAGCGTCAACCGGATCGAAGCCGCTTGCACCGCACGGATGGCGGCGATCTGGCCGTTGCCGTTCATTTCATTCTCTGATCGAGATGCTGGATCGTGACGGTCAGAGCGGTCAGGGCCTTCGCCAACTCGATATCCGATGCCGCGCGCGCGAGTTCGACCTGACCGCGCTTTTCGGCGCCGGTCTTTTCGCGCCAGACGAGATAGAGCACCATGAGGCCCATCGATCCGAATTGGCCGAATGCGGTTATCAGTTCAGGGGTCACCGGTAATACCGCCAGTAGAGGTAGCCGAGCGATGCGATGGCAATCACCGCGAGGACGAGCGCGGCCCAGAGGTGGGGTTCGAGGAGGTCCGTCACCGTCAGAAACCGAACAGCGGGCGGGGATCGGGGACAAGGCCGATCCAGAAGCGCTTGATGATAATCTCGCCGGTGCCGGAAGCCGCGCCGTTGTAGAAGACGCGCAGCGTCGGAAGGAGGTTCGGAGTGGCGGGAATCAGGAGCGGCGGCGAGATGAGGGTGAATTTGCGCGCGCCGTCGAGATCCAGATTGCGGAGCGGATCGACATCGACGCCATATCCCGCGCCGCTGCCGCCAAATCCATCCAGGCGGATTTGTTGAAAGCCGCCCCAGTCGGAAATCTCGATTTCGGCGAAGGCGCGCGCGAACTGCCCGTCATCAAAGGGTAGATATTCCGGGTAGTTGCTGTCCCCAGGCTGAATTCGGAAAGATTCGGTTCCCGATCCCGCCCCCGGATCGATGACGAACTTCTGGCCGGCGGTGACCTTGGACGCCGTAATCGTCGTCGTCGCACTGCCGCCCGGCGCGAACCAGTTGTCCGCGACATCGCCGGTCACTCGGCCAGCTTCCTTTTCGCCGCCCGAACCCGCCATCGCGCCGTTGCTGACAGCGTTGGTGTCTTCGACGTAGAGAACGGTGTTGGCGGGGATGGATTTGATATTCTTGCGCAGCGCGGGCAACCATCCGTAGATGGCGCCGAGAAACGCGCCCTGCGGAAATGGGTGCAAACCGTCGCGCAATAGGTCTGCGATGTTAGCGGGCTGGTTGCCACCATAGGCCGCCGAAAGGTCTACCAACTCGACGCCGGGGGTGGCAGCGGCATAAGCTGCAATGAGGCCGTTCAGGGTCAGGCGGTTGACCTGATAGGTGCCGCCGTTGTTCCATTCGGGAACCGAGCCATAGCCGTACAGCACGGGGCGAATGTTCGCGAGCTTGACCGGGATGCCCGCGGCAAGGATGGCCTCGCACAGCGTCTCGATATTCGCCATCGTGGCGGCAGGCGCAGTGCCGTCCCCGAGATCGTTGGTGCCGATCGCAACGCAGACGACATCAGGCGACATGCTGAGCAGCTTCTGGACGCGCGGCAGCATGTCGGCGCTGGTTTCGCCAGAATAGCCTTGGTTGAGGCCATCGAAGTATCGAAGCCCATCGGTGATCGCGTCATCACGCCACACGTCGAAATTGAAGTATGGGAACTCCGACTGCAGCCAGAAAAATTCGCCATACATGTTCGTGGCTGCGGCATAGGGGTTATGGTTTGCCTGAATGATGCTGTCGCCCAAGACGCCGACGCGCGGGGCGCCATTGATTGGATCCACGACCCCAGCGGCCGCCTGTGCCGACGCCGCCGCGGCCTCGGCATCATCGACCAACGGCTGCACTGCCAACGCGAGCCCGTTGTAATAGCCGTCCGCCAGCCGGGCCCCGCCGACATATTCGTAAACGCCATTCGCAGCGTCGTCCGGTGAGCCGTTGTTGTTGTTGACGTAAACTAGCTTCGTGCGGTTCGCTGTCGTCGCATAGAAGGCGTCGCGCGCTGCCAGGTCGGCGACGATCGTTAGGCCGGCTTGGGCGGCGTTGATGCCGGTGATGGCCTGGTTGCTCAACTCAGTGAACGCCGCCAGGACACCTTCTCGAGACGGCTCCATAGTTGACGAAGGGGGGTTTCCGAAAAGAGCGTCCCGGAGTGTTTCAATCGCGCCCATGCTTCATCCTTGTAAGAATATTACGCCATCATAGCCAGAGGCGTAATTTTATACAAGTTTGTTGAAACAATACGAAAGCCGGTTAGGTCACGGTCCCGCTCACCGGGCCAGTGGGAGTGGCTTCGATCGAACCGCCATCAGTGGCCACGATCCAATAGTAATAGGTGTCCGGCGCGAGCGGCGTATCGGTGATGGTCTGAAGCTCCCCGAGCCCGCCCGCATACCCCGGCGCGATGAGCGTTGCCGAGCCAAAGACGTTCGTCGTCCCGCGGTAGATATCAGACGAGAAAAACCGCAGGTCGTTCGGGTTTTTCCACGTCACCGCAGCCTCGCCGACCCCGCCGTCGACCGTCAGATTGGTGGCTGGCGGCATCGTGTCTTCGGGCGTGATCGTCGCATATTCATAGGCCGATCCCCGCCCCGACGTGACGACATAGCGATAGCGAACGGTATAGCTGGCGCCGCCCTGCACCGGCCCGCTTACCGCCGTATCGACATTGACCGTCATCGAAACCCACGGATCGTTTTCGCTCCCGGTGATTTCCGAAGTCAGGATATATTCGCCGACATATGTCGCGTCGTCGCGGGGCAAGGCAGGAAAGTCGATCCTGATCGCGCCGTCGGAATAGGCAACGCTCTCGCCGCTGATCGCGGGGAAGCTCACCGTCCCGATAGAACCGTCGACAACGGGCTTCGGCTGCTCTTCGCCGGGTAGCAGCGTCCAGCGGCTCGAATTGACCGGAACAGCGCCGAACCCGGTGAAGATGCCGGCGCCGTCCAGTTCGACGGGGGTGGCGATCTCATAATCACCCGCGAACGTGTTGTCGTAATCGATCGCGACGATGCGCTCGTGCCTGCATTGAAGGCCGCGAAGATTGGCGATCGGTGCAATTTTATGCCGGGGCTGCGCCCGCTGGCCGACAGCCTTGGCAATACGCATCGCCTGGTTGTGATTCTGGCAGGGTAGAACATCGATCGTCAGGAACTTCGGCGTCGTGAAGGGGTCGTAATAGAGCGGGTTGATCCATGCCGCCGAAGGCTGCGCGGTGTAATTGGCGGCGGGGTCCGTATAGCGCACGATGACACCCTGCGTCTCGCTCTCGCCGTCCTGCGCTTCTATCGATGACATCGCCATGATGTCCCGGTTGCGCGACAACGAGATGGTCGGAGCGGTGTAATGTCCGACGTTGACCCATGCCTTACCGTCTTCGCCGAAGAAGATGAATCCGTCGCACGCCGCAAGTATCTCTTGCTCGGCATCCACGCGGCGCGTTTCGTCGACGATCGCGACGCCCGCCTCGTATCGTTTCTGGGTGCCCTCGATGCCGACGACGTCTTGATCGCAGATGTCGGCCTGTTCGGCGATGCGGCCCCAATCGATCGAGCTTTCCGCCTTTCCGCGGCCGAACGGGTGCGTGCGGAACCATGCCCATACCAGCACCGGATTGCGCGTCGGCTTATACGTTGTGCGGTCGCCAAGGGTCTGAGCTTCGTCGCGCGGATCGAATGCGTTCGCCCAGTCGCCAACCACGCTGATAGCGGGCTCTCCCAATCCGATCGGGCCGCGCCAGCGATATATTTTGTAGCGGTGCTCGATCTCTATCGCATCCATGCACACAACGCTGAAGGTGGTTCCGACTAGCCGGTGATCGCTCGTCCATTTGGACGCGAATGCAGCGTCGAGTTCGGAGATGCGTGGCGGCGTCGGGTCGGTTTCCGAATAAGTCGTCGTCCAGATTCGGATATAGCCTTTGCCCTCCCCATCGGTTTCGGCGGGGTCCTTCGCCTTGTTCGTCTTGAGGCGGAATTCCTTTTCGTTGACATAGCCAGAGCCGTCGAGGGTCACTGGCTCGTCGTCGAGGAAGTAGGAAAATCCGTCGTGCAGGATCTCGTCGCTATGAACCACGAGATACCACCACCGCCCCTCGCCATCGAACTCGGCGAACAGGACACCCCCGCCCTGGCGCGCGCGGCCGCAGTTCAACCAGCGCGGCGGTTCGGGGATTTTGACGTTGACCTTGCTGGCCTCCATCTTCGACCGGTTCTTTGGCCCGAATACTGCGCCGATTGCCGCGCCCAGCAGCTTCGGCCCGACGATCAGCGCTACCTGCGGCACGAAAACCGCCAGAGCGGCGAGCGCCACGAGCGAAACGATTTTCTTGACCGATGCCATTAGCCGCCCCCCGCCCAGACGCCCAGAACAGTGACGAACCGGAGCTTGAGCTCGACAACGCCGCGATCAAGTCGCACTGCGGCGCAATCCCCGGTGCAAAGTCCTCCAATCGAGCCGCCATCATAAGCGATTTCAAGCACATCGCCGCGCGCAGGGGCGCCGGGCTTAGGCGCCGCGCCAGCCAGTGCAATCAGGCCCGCAACGCCGCCGTGCGCGGCCATTTGAGCCTCTGCGCCTTCCGCTGTGGTGTATCGGCCAAGAAACTGCCCCGTCACGTCCTTGTGGCCCGCCTTTGCGAGATACCGGCCGATCGACAGCATGCAATCGGACTGGCCATAGACAAAGGCCGCGCGGCGCCATTCGCGCAGCGTCTCGTCGACCAGGTCCATCACGGCACCTGATAGGTTCGGTTGGCGAGCAGGGCGAGATACTCGGAGCCCTTATCGACGGAAACGCCAAGCTGGTTCGCGCGGCGCTTCTGCATCGTGTCCGCATACGTCCTGCCGGGGATTTCGCTGCGCCCGTGGTTATTGTCCTTCGCAGTGATTGATGCGGTATAAGTCTTCACGATCGCACCCGACGCCGACCGCCCGATGGTCTCCGAGAATTTCGGCGAGAACATCGTCATCTCTTTGTAGAAGCTGACTGGCGTGCCAGGGCGCAGCCCCTCGCCATCGACGAACAGCACAAGATAGCAGACCAGTTTGCGGCCAAAGACCTTTGACTGCTCCGACTTCAGCGCATTGTAGAGCTCCAGCGTGTCCTGCCCCGGAATCGACGGGATGCTCAGAGAGAAATTATAGGATGCGGCGGTGCCGTCGCGGCCGTCTTGCAGCGAAGGCGTCTTGTGCAGATTGCCGCCATTGGCGTCGACCGTTCCCATCCACTCGTTGCCATCGCTGTCGACGAAATTTCCCTGCCCGTCCCAGAGACGCACGGGATCACCGAGGAAGTCGTAGAACCAGCACTTGCGGACCATCGCGACGATGTCACTCAGGTCATCCGCTTCGCCGAGGATCTCGTCGATCTGATCGTAAAATGCGCTCATACGATCGCTTCTTGCAGGACGATGTTGCCGGGCTTCACATGGCCCAGATTGTTGTACGCCGATCGAATATCGGCCCCGTTGCTGATGCGCCCGGTAAACCATGGGCGGAGATAGCAGTTGTCGCCCACATAGACGTCGCGGCGCAGGGGCGGGCTCACGATCGCGGTCCCGATGTCCCCTTCATAGGTGATTTCGTCGATCAGATAGCTTTCATAGGCATGGCCGACGACATGGCCCGGCGAGACGATCGGGCCGACGCCGGTCAAGTCGAATTGCATGACGACCGAGCCCTTGAGCTGCCCCGCCGACATGATCGCGGTGAAGTCGCCGTCCCATTCTTCCTGGTTCGACCATGACTGGCCATTGTTCCACGGCACGGCCATCATCCCACGCTTCTTGCTGTAAGCAATCTGCGGAGAAGGTGCGAGGCGGACCCGGAAAATCTGTCCGCTGACCTTCGACATGATCCACGACGCGAGCGGGGCGTCCCATTCGGTGTCGATGATCGCCGGCTGAATTTCGAGGACGCCGAAACCGCCCGGCTCTGGCGTGATGAACTGCGCGCCGCCCGCGGTGAGGCCGCCGTCATACCCTGCGCCGGGCGAATGAAACAGCTGCGTCTCGACGCGAAAGGTCGGGAACTGGTAGATTTTCATTCGACCACCGCCCCGTTCGTTTCATATTCTGCGGCGATGCTGGCAAAGTCGCGGCGGATCGTCGTGACCGCCTGCTCCCCAGCTTCGCGCGCAATGGCAATCACGGTTTCCGGCGTCATTGCCCCCTCAAGCCGAATTTCGAGGTAGACATCGCCCATCCGAACCGAAGGTCGCCCGCCGCCGTGCGACTGGACCCCGAGCTTGCCATCCGGCCCGCGGGTGAGCGGCATGATCGCTTCCGGCCCGGCCTCGCCCATTTCTCCCATCGCCGCCCCGTTGGCGAATTTGAACAGGGTCGGGGACGTCACAATCTGGTTTGTGAAGGCGCCGCCCTTGGCGAACTTCTGCGCCGTGCCAAACGCCCCACCATTGGCGAAGCCGAGGAAGCCCCCAATCGAAGCAAGGAAGCCGCCTCCGCCGCTCGCGCCAGCAACAGAATTGAAGAACATTTGCTGGATCGCGGCCTCGATCAGCTTGTCGATGATCCGGTTTATGCTATTCACCGCCGCGTCAGCGAACGACTTGAAGATGTTGCCGCTTTCTCGGACGCCGCTACTCCAGTCCGAGAAGAAACCCATCGTGATCTCGCGAGAGTCCGCGAGCGACTTAGCGGTCTTGTCTACCTCGTAACGCGTATTGGCGTATGCAGAGCCGGCGGCGTTGATGGCCGCGACCTCTGCCGGCGACAATTCGATGCCAGCGCGCTTCGCTTCGATCAGGCGCTCGGAAATATAGGCATACTCGATTGCGGCCGCGCCAGTCAGGCCAATCGCGCGGCGCTCAAGATCCATGGCATAGGCCGCGTCCTCGCCAGCCTGCTTGATTCGCGCGATCCGCTCCAGTCGGTTATTCTGCTCGATCTCGTCGGACTCTTTGCCGGTCAGGTTGCCGGTTACGGCAATCGCACCGTTCGGCAGCGCGTCGCTCAGCTTTCGCTGCGCATCCATCTCGCGGCGCGCGCGGTCGTATGCCTCGCCCCGCAGACCGATCAGCTTGGCCTCGTCGGCGAGGGCAGCCCGGCGTTTATCGATGTCGTCCGTGACGCCCTTGGTCACCTCCGCAACGTCCGCCGCGACTTTCGCATCGGCATAGGCAGCGGCGAGCTTGTCGATTTGCCCGGTGAGCGCAGGCGTGATCTTCAGTCCGGCAGAGGATGCCGCGTTCAACAGCTTTGTGCGCTGCTCCAATTCCGCCGCGGCTTCGGCCGACATCTGCACCGCCTTCGACCGGTTCTGCTCGACGGTGATTTCGGCTTCGGCATTGCGAACGAGATCGGCGATCTTCTCGGCGTCGGTCTTGCCGCCGCTACGGCCCTTTGGTGGCTTCTTCGCCGCGTCGGGTTTCAGGAAGGCGGAATCCAGTTTGCCACTCTCAAGGGAATCCAGCGCCTTCTCGAGGAGTTTCTGATTTTCCTTTTCCAGCCCGATGCCTGTAACCGCGCCCAGCAGCTTAGTGTACGTTTCGTTCTTGATATTGCCCGAGGCTTGCATGCCCGAGAGCGTACGCATGGCGTCTTCCGGCTTCATTGTTCCGGCCTGAACGCCCTGCGCTACTTTGGCTTCCCATGTGGGCGCATACCAACCGAGGCCGTAGCCGCCAGTTTTGGGATCTCGGACACCGCCGCCCTCCCACCACTTTTTTTCCGTACGCCCGGTTTCACTTCCGACGTTGGACAAATAGCTGTTGTGCTCGGCTAGCTTGCCCATCGATTGCGCCTGCGCAACGAGAAGCTGCGCGCGAGCCAAGTCGTGGAGCGCGCCCGTTTGAGTTTTGATTTTCCCGGTCGTCAGGTCGAAAACGCCCGAGAGAATTCCTTGCGCGTCGCTAAGCGCGTAGGTGGAGAATGACGTGGTATCGAATGCTTCTGCCAGTTTTTTCGCATCCTCGGTGGTGTCGAACAGCTTCGCGGCCATTTCGACCAATGCCGATACAACCGACCCGATGATAACGCCCGCCAATCCGCCAAGAATTCCCGCCAGACCTGACAGGATCGCACCCGCCGCGCGACCGGAGACGCCGACGGCTGCTATTCTCGGCGCCGCAGTCCCGCTCGCTGCCGCCGCCGCAGCGTTCGCGGTCGCCAGCCGCTCAAGATTGGCCCTATGGGCTATGACGTGCGCGTCCGCTTGCTGCGTCGCCATGGCGGATCGGGTGACCGCCGTGGCCATCGTCGTTTGGGCAGCGGCCGCCTGCCCCGAAGCCGTGACGATGCCCTGCAAATGGTTGCGATAGGTGACGACATGGGCGTTGGCGGCGTTCACCGCCGCGGCGGCTTTCGTCACGGCCCCGCCCGCCTGATCGGCAGCGCGCGCGGCGCGGGAGTAATCCCCGGCGAGCTTGGCGGCATTCCCCCCGCCCGACAGCTTGCCGCCAGCCGCAGCAGCGCGATCGGCGGACGCGGCGAATTTGTCCAGGTCCGCCGTTGCGGAAACGACGTCTTTGGAATCGACGCTTAGAGACAGGGCTGCTACGTCCACGGCCTACCCCTTCCTGCGATGCGAGGTGGCGCCGCGAAACGCCTCCATGGGCGACACGGGCGGCGCGTCGTCGTCGGACCCGTTGGCCTTCATGAGATAGGCCCCGTCCAATGCCCGAATGCAAAATTCGAAGGTGTCGGCGTCCTCATATCCCCAGCCAGCGACATGGCGATCGATTGCACTTTGGGGGATGGGGCCGACGCCGAAGCCAACTTGGCGCTCGGTCGAGAGTTTCCAGAAATCCGCATACCAGCCCCCGAACCCTTCCAATAACTCCGGCGGGTCGAACTGATCGGGAATGTCAGAACCTTCCGCGTCTGCCTTTTCCTTCGCCGCCTTCCACTCGTCGCCGTGATCCAGCCACCAGAGGAGAGCGGCTTTTAGTTTCCCGCCGCTTCCGTGGCCGTTTCCCGGATGCGCTCGGCAACCTGGTCGCCAGCCCATTCGACCGCGCGCCGGAACGCGTCGCCGATGCCGAAGCTGTCGTCGGCTGTCAGGATCGCGAGAGCGCGCTTGGCGTCGTATTTCAGCGGCTTGCCGTTCTCGGTCGGGCCTTCCCAATCGAGCAGGATATGCTCGGCGAGCGCCTTGCCCGAGATGACCGAGAAGTCGACGATACCCGCGTCGGTGCGTAGCTTCTTGCCGCTGCGACGCGCGAGGCCCGCGGTGGCCACCTTATAGGGCTTGAAGTTGGTCGAGCGGACCTTGAAGCGGACGCCCTCCATGTCAGGAATGTCGTCGATCCACTCGCCTTCGTTCAGGTCAACTTTCTTGGTGAGATTGCCAATGTCCATGTTTAGTCTCTCTCGGGTCGTTCGGGTCTAAGGACGGCAAGGGACCCGAACCCCGCCGCCCTTAGATGATCAGATTTCGACGATATTACTGTCGACGGCGATGGCCCACGTGCGGAGCAGCGCCGTGTTTGCAGCGCCGCCCTGTTTCGCACCGGGCATAGCAAGGCCGAAGAACAGATCCGTCTGCCCAGCGGGCTGCGCGGTCGCGGTGATCGAAGTTGCGGTGGCCGCAAGCGTCGTGGCGATAGCGCCGCCGCCGGGGGTCGCCGATACGCTGAAGGTGGTGGGGGTCAGGCCAGCCTCAACGACATAATAGACGGTGTCCGCGGTGAGCCCGGTCGGCATGTTGCCGCCTTCCGGGGTAAACATGACCGGCGAGCCCGCTTCCAAGCCGTGCCCGTCGGGCCATGTGATGACGCCTGGCGTCGCGACGCTGATCGTGACTTCGCCCTCGGAAGCGCAGCCGGCGCCCCATTCGACCTTGAACGCATAGGGCGAGCAGCTTTCGATCGCCGCCTTGAACTTGATTTGGCCGGGGTCGTTGGAATCGGGCGCGAATGTGTTTTCCATCGATCCTCCGATGCGGGTGCCCTTGATCTGGCGTTCGCGTCCCTCACCGATGAACGGCTGGGTGATCAGGTTCTGGGTGTCGCCGAGCGAACCCGACTGCGTCCAACCGCCGATCTCGTCCCACTCGGTTTCCTGCGCCGTGAAATCAGCCAGCGTTACGGTGCCTTTCGGCGCGACGCGGGTTCCGATGTAGATCTTCGATCCGTTGACAGCCTGCAATGCCATGTTCCGACGCTCCTGTTGCCCATAGCCGGGCCGCTCCGATAAGACGGAACGTTACAACAGAAGGCCAGTGCGCGCAAGAATGTTGCGCGGTGGCATGATTTTAGTTCGCGGGCGTGATGCGCTCGCCGATTTCATAACGCGACATGAGCGGCTGCGGCTCTTCGGTGCCGCAGTCTTCTTCCATATCGTCATCGCGGATCATGTAGGTCGAGCCCATGAAATACCAGTACGTGCCGTCCCATTCGGCGGGCGACGGTGGGCGGTTTGTTTCCCTTTCCCTGATCCAGTAATAGCCGGGTTCGCGCGTCATTGCGCGCCCTCGCTCAACGCGGCGTCGATCATGGCTTGCCACACCAGTTTCGCTTCGGCGTAATTCGACCAATGGAGAGGCCGATCTTTCCCGGCGCCCAGCACTTCGCCGCCCGCGATCGCAACTGGATCGTCGAACGATTGAAACGGCTCGCGGATCACTTGCAGCATCGTCCTGACGAGGCTTGCCGCGTCCACCTTGGCCACTTCGATGAAATCCGTTTCCCCGCTCTCGCGCATCTGCTTGCCAAGATCATAGAGGACGGCGTTGGCGGCGCGTTCGATCGGGGTCACAGAGGTCGCCTCAGTTGATACTCGCCGCGAGCAACCATCAGCGCAAGCATTGCCACGCGCACCTCCTGTCGATTTGGCTGGCGAGCCCTTCGAACCTGTTCGGCTGTCCATCTAAAGCCGTCCATTTCAAGCGTAAGGGCCGCAATTTCTCGGGCTTCGTGTCGATAGGCATCATTCCAAGGGGTTGCCTTGCTCATTTCGCCTCCCTCCGTTCAAGCTCGCGCTCTACCGCCTCGCGGATGAAACCAGCGCGGCCATAGTTGCCGACAAGCGCATCAATTCGCTCAAGCGCGTCCTTCGACAGCCGCACCGGCGTCGGCTTCATATTCATCGGTGGCCTGCCCATTGGGCGAGGATTAGCGGGAGTCCGATCTGCGCGCAAGAAAACGATACCTTTTTCTCTTGACCCTATAAACGATGCTGTTTATATAAACGGTATTGTTTAGGAAAGGCAAGCAAAATGGCAAACGAAACTCTCGAACGATGGATGCCCAGCAATCTCGCCGAGCTTCGCGACGCAGTGCAAGAGATGGTGCGCGGCGCCTTTGAGGGCGGGGAAGGCGACCTCGAAGCCATCTATGTCGATGTGCGCGACCTTGCTCTTGTGAAGCAGACGCTCACCGACGGCTCCACGGTCCTCAACGTCGTTGTCAGGGAGAACAAGTGATGAGCTGGACCAAGGTCGGGCCAGGAAAGTATCGGGTGTGGGTTGCGGACGTTCACCTGACCTTCAAGACGCAGCGCGACGCGGAGCGCTTTTGCGCTGCCGCCTATCGCGCCACCAAAAGGAGTTGGGAATAATGTCCACCGACCGCGACTTGCAGTTCGCCGAATGGGCGCTGGAATGGGCCATCGATATAGACGAGATCGCCGAGCGCGCGGAAGCGGCCAGCGATACTCGCGCGACCGAGATCATTTCTCTCCTTCGGCGAGCCGAGATGCTCTGCAATGAATTGCACGAGGAAATCACTGACAGCGCCGGATAGCTTCTACATCGACGACCAGAACACCCGAACCACCGCCACGCGACAGGCGCCGTCCACATAGGCCTGCAACGCCTCCGAATCCTGCGTCACCTTGAGCCGCGACGGCCCGAACGACATGCACTGATCAGCGGGGAAGTGCGCGGCGACCTGACCGGCGATTTCCTTGAGCTGGGTATGAGTGACAGCGCGCGCGATGGGCCATTGGATGGCGAGCATGAACGTGCCCGAACGGATATGCAGGCGCGGGTCTATGCCCGCGCGCACGGGCTCGTTCACCACGTCCGACAGCAGGATATAGGGCGCGGGACCGGACGCGTCCGCTGGCGGTGTGACGATGGCGCCGGGCTCGAAGCGCAGCATAACCGGCGAAGTGACCAGCGTGTCAGCGCGGCCCTTGAGCGCAAGCCAATCCGTCGTCTGGATCGATGGCATTATCGGCCTCCCCCGGCATTCCCCATGTTGCCGAGATTTCGCGTAATATCGGCGAGGACCGAGTCCCGGCCAAGGCGCAGCGCTGCCTCTATCTGATCGGACGTGATCGCACCTGTAAGGCGATAGCGATAATACCGAACCATCGGGCGAGTTCCGAGATGGACGCCGACGGCCCCGGCGAGCATCGCGACGGCGATATAGGATAGCGCGCGCATTATTTCGGCCCCTTCACCGGCTTTTCGCGGTCTAGCTTCTCGTCAATAGCCTCGCGGATGAACTTGGCCCGGCCATAGGTTCCGACCTTTTCGTCGATCGCTTCCACCGCCTCAGGCGCAACCCGGATTGGTATGCGAATCATATGCAAAGGCGGGCGTCCCATGGCGCGCTGAGTAACGAGGCCATTTGCGGCTGGCAACTAAACGGCACCTTTTTCTCTTGCGTTCGTAAACGGCCCCGTTTATATAAACGGCACACTTTATAAACGCAAGTCAGGAACGACCATGCTAGCGATTGCCGAAAAAGCCAAAATCGAAACCGTCCCTCTTGAGCGCATCGCACTGGACGACGCGGGCGGCGATCCGCAGGCGGCGGTCGAGATGCTGACCGATCGCATCCTAGCTGAGCCGGAAATCGTACAGAGCCATTTGCGCGATTGGGCAAAGGCATGGGCGCACGCGAAGGTTCACAGCCTGCTCGCTAACCAGCGCAAGCGCATCCTCGGCACCGCGACCGGGACGGGGTTCGCCAAAGCCCTCGCCGCCGGGATGGAGGCCGAAATGGGCCGTTGGATGGATATGCCCCTCTATGGCGGCAAGTTGATGAAGAACGCCACGCCGGACGAGGTTCGGGAGAGCGCCGCATCCTATCAAGCTATCGCCGACCACAATGCAGGCGAAGCACGCTGGCAGCGCAAGGTTGCCGATGCCGCAGACGCCAAGGGCGGCGGTATCATCGGCAAGGTTCTGAACGAAAAGACGCTCGCCGCTCTTCGGAGTGAAGCCGATGCTTAAACAAGACTCCTCGCGAGAGGATGCCGGGGCCACCCTAAAGGCGACAGCCAGTTCACCCCCGCCCCGGCAAGATATTCCGCAGGCCAATCTCTATGCGACAGCCAGCTTGATCGCGCCTGCGGAACCCCATTCGGTCGGCCACTTAGGGGACGAAGCCCAAATTAAATTCGCCGACCGAACCCCTTCCGACTGCGGCCATTTCGTCAACGCTTCCCATGACAGGGGCGCCGCAGTCGGTTCCGAACTCACCGATCAGGGCCAGCCATGCTTTGGCACCCCAGCTCCGGATTCCCTGATCGGTGAGATAGTATCCATCTACCGCCGCTATGAGGACTTGCGCCGCGCACGGCAGCGTATCGAATTGCAGGCCATCGCGACATGCCGCACGGTCTGCGGTGGCGACAAGACGGAGGGGATGAAGCTTTACAAGGCCCCGACCGAACAAGTCGCGCTCTGGCTTATGCCGTATGGGGCGGCGATGGCGCCACTCACTGTCGCGATCAAAGAGCACGAAAAGCTGCTGACCAAGCTGGGCAAGAAACTGCCGGTCGCCGCATGGGCGGACACCGTGCCCGGCCTGTCGCCCCGCTTCCTCGCAGCCATCGTCGGCGAATGCGGCACTGGCCCCGGCGAGTTCAAATCCGTGTCGGCGCTGTGGAAGCGCATGGGCATGGCGGTCATCAATGGCGGGCGCCAGCGGCGCGTGACCGGCGATGCTGCGATTGAACATGGCTACGTCGCCCGCCGCCGCGCGCTTATGTGGAACATCGGCGATCAAGTCGCCGTGCGGCAAGGCGTCCGCAATCCCAAGGATGACGATGGCAAGCCCACGGGCGCGAACGCGATCAACGACTGGGGCGCTCTCTATCTTGAGCGCAAAGCCTATGAGATCGCGCGCGAGGTCGAGCCGGGCAAGCCGGTGACGCCGATGCATGCCCACAATCGAGCGAAACGATATGTCGAGAAACGCCTTCTGCGCGAATTGTGGAAGGCTTGGAGGCGGGCCCTTGCGAGGCCGGAACCCAGTGGAATTGCGCCCGCCTCCTGAAATCCAGAGATAGGGGTCGGCCAAGGTTGCCCTGACTACCCGGTGAAGACCGCTGGCCCCTAACTATCGCCCTGCTAGCTTACTCGCTTCCGCCTGCAAGATGCTCGGCCATTTGGCGGCCGTTGCTTCGGCGAAACCTGCGCCGCTTTGATTAAACACCCGGCCAAGGGAATCCGCACCGACGAAGCCATAATTGACGCGTTTCGAATATTTCGCTTGCCAGCCGATCCAAATCGTATCGCCGGGCTTGATGTTCGCGATGCCGAGCGAATAGTCGCCCGTCGCCAGCCCTTCGATCACCTTCGGCTCTTTCGTGTCGACAACGACCGAGCGCGCCAGATTGCCGGTAACCACCGGCACGCGCCCGCCGTTCGGGATCGTCGTTGATGCCACCTTGGCCAGTTCCTGCACGCTATTGCGCAGCAGCGCGGTCAGGCGCTCACCCGTGTTGCCCGCCCATGCGGACGGATTCGTGCCAGACCAGCCGGTTGCCATTTACTTGCCCTTGGACGCCGCTTTGCCGGTTTCGACGATCTCTGCCACAGTTTCGGGCGAGATTGCGCCAACGATCGAGAATTCCTGCTTCACCTCGACCGGATCGGCCTTGAGCCCCAGCTTTTCGCGTAGCGCATCGACCGTCAGGCCAGCAGCTTCGGCCATTTTCCCATGCAGGATTGCCGCACGGATCTTGTTGCAATTGACGCACGCCATCGTCTCTCTCCTTTTACAGCCCGTAGGCCCAATCAATTCGCTGCTCGCCGCGGCAACGACAATTTGCATTGTGCTTCGCCCCGCCGGCGGGATCGTGCGGGAACAGCATCAACGTTCCGTCGGGGAGCAAAAAGTTCGTGTCGATACCGACGATTTCCTTGCCGTTCATCGCCAGATGCTGGTCGCGGGCGTTCTCGGTGCCGCCCTGGTGGATCCAGCCCTTGGTGAGGGCCTCGCTTGGCAATCCCGCCTTATCGAGCGCCTGCCTCGTCGCTTCGGCCCGCGCCATCTCGACACCGGACGCCGTTTCGGTGCGCGCAATGTCCTCTGCACGCCGCGCAAGCAGCCGATCAGAATATTTCGCCGTCATCTCGTCGATGCGGTCGGCCGTCAGCGGGTTGGGCTTGCCCTTGGCGATGGCCGCGATAGCGCGCTTGATTTCGGGATCGTAACGACGGTCACGGCGCGTCAGTCCGGTTCCCGGTTTCCATTTCCCTTCCTTGTCGAAGCTGCCGAGCACCTTCATCATCTCGTCGGGATCGCCAGATTGAAGGCGCGCGCGCATGCTCTCGACATAGCCGACCTGCGGATCGGACAGGCCAATGATGCCGCCCTCGCGCCGCCCGCTGATCGGGTTGATGCGCCCGGCGATATCGGTGGCGATCGTCTGCGGGCCTTGCCCCTTCTGGAAGCCGTCTGCGATGACGCGGCGGGCGGTTTCGATCTGCTCGACGGTGTAGCCTTCGACGCGCAGCGCGGCCTCGGTGCGGATCCTGTTTTCGGCGCGCGGGTTCGTCATGTCGAACCTGAATTGTATGTCACCGCCACCGGGCGCGACCAGCGTCGGCGGGCTGGGCGGGTCGGCGGGCGGCGGAATGATCGGCGAGGTGATGGACGGGAACTTGGTCGTGTCGCGCTTTGGCGCAGCGCGCCTGCTCTTCGTGAGTTCCTCGGATGCGAAGGCGCCCGCCTCGGCAAAGCCCGCCTGCTTTTCGAGCACATAGCCCGAGAACGCCGCGCGCTCGATGTTAAGCGCGTCGATCGCCGCGTCGATGTCGCCAGCTCGCAGGGCAGTTTCCAGCGCGAGAAAGTTGATACCGCGGCGCAGGGCTTCGATTGCCGCGCGAAATGCGTCTCGCAAACGCGGATCGAGCTTGTCGATGAGAGCGGCGAGGTCTTTGTCCATCACCGCACCACGAATTTCACGGCACAGACAGTGCCGACCGCCGGGATATTACTGATCTTGAGAACGGTCACGGGAGCGCCGTCCAATTCGAGCACGTCGCCCGGCTCATAAGCCCCGCCCCACGGTGCGACGATGACCTGGCGATCGGTGGCGACGATCTGCCCGCCTGTTTCAACGGGGGCGCCTATCAGTTCCTTGCCTACGCCAGATGCTGCCCCGTCCAGCGGAGTGACGACGCGCGTCGGTGGCGTGGGCGGGTCCCACGGATTAGGGCCGGGCGCACCGGGCGTGTAGCGGACGAGTTCGATCGTGCCCTGCCCTAGCCCGCCCTCGCTGGTCGGTGCGAGCATCTCGCGGGCCATTTGGGCCATCTCGTCGTAGAAGTCGGCCATCAGCAGCCACCCAACGCCCACATAAACGCGGCGCCCGACGTGTCGCAGATGAAGGCCGAGAGCATCCCGTCAATCTGGCTGTCGATGAATGCGGGGCCGCCGCCGACCTCAGTCTTGCCGTCGTCGAAGAATTCTCGCTCCACAGCGCCTTCGACACGCTGCCGCTTGATGCGATTGCCCGCCGACGGTGCAGATCCGATGAGGATACCCGGCGTCTCAGCCTCAAGCCATGCCGCGCGATAGGATGCGGTGATGACAGCAGGCGGAATCACGTCATCAGGAATGGCGCCGGTGCAATTGATCGTGGCGCCCGTGCGTGGCCAGCCTTCTTCCTGCATCACGCCGCCCGTGCGCTGGCCGGTCCAATATCGTTCATATCCGTCAACATAGGCACTACCCCGTGCGCGAAGGACAGCAGGTGCAGGCGCATCGTCGGGCAAGGTATATCCCTGCTCGGCGAGCCAGCCGGTGAAGCCGTCGTCGGTTCCATATGCCGCCATCAGTCGCCGCCCCATCCTTCAAGCCGCGCATCCAGCCGCACGAAGCGCATCACAAAGGAGGCCGCGCGATCGGAAGAAATCAGCCCGAGCCATGCCAACGGCAGGAAAGCGCGAAGCACGAACGAAGCCATGCGCGTCTTGGCGCTGATATGAAGGGTCATCGGTGCGAGGGTTGCCATGGGTCAGTCCTTACGAAAAAGGGCGGGCGGTTATTCACCGGCCCGCCCTTTGCCCCAGGAGAAGCGGGGTTGGTTACTTGGCTTCGCGGGCCAGCTCGATCGCTGCCTTGATGTCGTCGTTCGTGGCGCCGTCTTCGACGGTGACGCCTTCGGCGGCTGCGATTTCCAGAAGCTCGGCCTTGTTCTTGTTGGTCAGCGCGACAGCTCCTTCCTTCGGGCTATCGCTGATCACGTCGTAGCGACCAGCCCAACCGGCGGGAGCCTTGGCGACTTCGATTTCGGTGCCGACGGGGATTTCACCGTTGCCGCCGAAGATGCCCGAATGCTTATCGCTGCCGTTGAGACCTTTGATGCGAATTTTCATGCCAGCGCGCTCCTTTCTTTCTTCATAGCGCAATAATGTTGCGCGATAAAGAGAAAATCGGGCAGCAAAGTTGCCTTGCTATTTTCGTCTGATATGATGATCGGGCGGGGAGTGTTGGAAGCACTCGACCCGCCCTAACCGCAACGGATCGTACGAGGATCACGCTATGGCTAAATCGGAATTATGCTCAATTGATGGCTGCGGCAAGAGTGTGAAAACCCGCTCGTGGTGCAATGCGCATTACCAGCGGCAACTCAAATATGGAGATCCTACCGGCGGCCCGCGTGGGCCTAGAGCCGCAACCGGGGAACCGCTGGCATGGCTAAGGCAACACCTGTCCTATGACACGGCCGACTGCCTCCTTTGGCCATTTGCTCGCTTTCCGAACGGCTATGGCACGATAGTTTATCAGGGCGTCACAACCCACGCATCAAGGGCCATGTGCATCGAGGCGCATGGCCCTGCCCCGGATGATCAACCGTTTGCACTTCACTCGTGCGCGAATGGGCACAATGGCTGCGTAAGCCCCAAGCACCTAAGATGGGGCGCACAGGTGGAGAACATGGCAGACAGCGTGGAGGACGGAACGCGCGCGCGGGGCGGCGCCAACGCTCAATCGAAGCTATCCGAGGGCGATGTGCGCGAAATCCGCTCTCTGATTGGAACGATGAGGAAGAAAGATATTGCCGCCCGTTTTGGTGTAAATGCCGATCACGTGCGGGCTATCGAGCGCGGCATAGTTTGGGCATGGCTGGAATGAAAAAGGGCGGGAGTTACCCCGCCCTCTATATGGTCAGCCCAGGCTCGATTACGTATCGATATCCGTGCTGTAGAATACGCCGCTGCGCCCATTGATGTCTGCTCGGATTTCAATGCCCATGGCATTCCAGACCTCGAACGAATAATTCGAACGCGGATGCTGGCGGGGCATCGCGACGGTCGAGGTAGCCATCGCAACCAGCGGGCGGATATACTCTGCCCGCGGCACGAACCCGAAAAACGCGTTACCCGACAGTTCGAACGAAACCTCGATCTTGGCGATACGGCGATTGCCGAGGATCTGGTCGCGCAGCGAACCGCCCTTGAACCCGCCGGCGAGCGAATAGGGGCGATCCCAATTGCGCGCGATTTCCGGCGAGATGTAGAGATTGACCGGCGCCGCGATGAAGTTGGCATCGAGCATGGCGCCTAACGGGCCATTGAAGAACGCTTCGATCGCGTCCGACGTGGTGCCCGATGCCGACAGGTCGATGTTGGCGCCGCCGCCTGCTGTTCCAAGGTTGATGGCCTTCGAATAGGGCGAGGTGCGGATGCCGTAGGCGGTATAGCCTTCGACCACGATCGAGGCGTCGCCGTCGAGAGCATAGAGCGCATTGTCGCGCTTGATCTTGGCGGTGATCGCTTCCTGATCGTCCGACAGCGCGTCGAAGTTCTCGCTCTGCAGCGTGTTCCATTCGCGCCATTCGCGGCCATAGCCCGACGAGAAGATCGGAACCGGCGTGCCGCGATAGTCATAGGTGACCTTGTCGAGCGTCGTCGGAACCTGACCCGACATGCTGCGAACGACCCGGCCCGCGTCGGACGAGACGCGGTTCAGGTGAACCAGCTTGCCGATGTTTACCGGCTTGGCCAGCGGCATCAAGTCCGCCATCCATGCCTGACCTTCGTCGGCGCGCATGACGCGGCGGGTGATGCCGTCGAGGTCGAGCCATGCGTCGCGCGGCAGCACCGCGGCGGCGTTGGCGATTTCATAGGGCGCAAGAGCCGCTTCCGAGTCCTGGAAGAAGTCGCGGGCGCCCCAAACTTCGGCGTTCCACACGCCATGCTGGCGGGGGTGGGCTGCGATCAGTGCTTCGTCGAAATAACGCATTTTCTATGCCCCCTTACGCGGCCGAGAGATACGACTGGCTGCCAGCCGGTCGGATCATGAGAAGCTGTTCGCTGCCCGAGTTGTTGTTGTAGATCTCCGCCGAGTAGGCGCAGACGAGATCGCCCGTGCTGGCGATGCCGAGCGTGCCGTTTGCCGCCGGGGTCAGGGCGGTGCCGATCGCTGCGATGTTCACGCCGTTCGCGATACGCGCGGCATAAAGGCACTGATCGTCCATCTCGATGGCAACGGCGCGATCGTCAGCGGCCCAATCGGTGTCGACGTCCTTCTGGGTCAGGTAGTTATCCTGAACGAGCAGCACCTGACCGACGGTCGTTGCACCGGCGAGAGCGAATTCACCCGACGACATCACGACGAGACGACCCGGCTTGAGCGCGACGGCCGCAATGGCTTCGCGAACCTGCGGAAAGTTCTTGTCGGTGGGGCCGAGGAAGATCTTGTTGAAGCGTGCCATGATCAGCCCTCCGCCTTCAGGGCGAGCGGCTTGCGCTCACCGTTGGTTGCCGGCTTGAATGCCGAATTGATGCGATGGGCCGGAAGCGGGTTCGCGTCCTTCGCCTTGGCGAGCAGCGCATTGAGCACCGGCGCGGGCGAAGCCTTGGCCAGTTCCTCGGTCAGCAGTTCCGCCTCGACGACCTGATTGACGAGAGCAGCATGCTCGGCCTCGGCCTTGTCCTTATCGGCCTTGGCCTGCGCCTCGAGCGTATCGGTGACGGGCTTGAGCGCGTTCCCGACGATTTCCTTGACCTTGTCTTCGGTAAGGGTCGATGCGCTTGCGAGCGCATCGACCTTTGCCAGAAGAGCATCAAACTGCGCCTTATCCATGTCTTCGTGCTCCGTGTTCAGGGCAGCGCCCTCGATGGTCTCGGACGTCGGGTCGCCCTGAACTAGGTCGGTGATAAACGTTTTGATACGTTCAATCAATGAAATTTGTTTCTTTCGTTCAACACCACGCAACATACTTTCAATGGACCATCCGATATCGCGGTCGATGTCTTCGGAAAGCGTGCAGTTGATGACGTCGATTTTGCCGCCGTCCTCGGCTTTGGCGGCGTTGACCATGAGGCCCACGCCCTGCGCCGGGGTGGCCGCGCCGTCCTCGCCGACGAGGATCGCATCATGGTCGAAAACGATGTCGGAGGCGTCCCAATCGGCGTCGTCATCGTTCTGCACCGCAGTCAGCATGCAGTAGAGGCCGGTCGAAGAATGGATCGGCTCACCCTTTTCGATCGCGGACAGCACGGTCTTGCCGCCGTCGAGCTGATTGGCGAATGCGACGTCGATGACCTTGTCGACGAACACGCGGCCATTCTCGCGGCGCACGTTCTTGTTCCAGGCGCCGATGAAGCCGCGCACCAGTCCCTCTGGATCCTTGGCCGACACGAAGGCGCCCTCTATCGTCGGATGGCCGAGCGGAGCGGGCGTGTTTTCGAGGCTGCCGAACGCCTTTGCGATCTCGTCTGCCGAATAGCGGACGCGATTCATGACGATGCCGTCGGGCATGGTCGCGCTCGGGACGACGATATAGTCGCGGCCATCGCGGCGCTCGCGGCGAATGGCGCTGTTGTCGATTGCGTGGCGGACGTTGACGCGGACTTGTTTGGTCATGAGAAATCCCTTGGGTTAAGGATGGGGTATTCGGGGTGACCGCCAGCGGCGAAATCCTGCACGAACGCCCATGCTGCGACGAGGGACGGAAAGTCGCTCCAACGAACTAACTGGTTCCATCCATCGTCACGGATGAAGTGGGCGACGGCGCCGCTCGCCCCCTGTTTGACGCGAGCCCTAGGCTTAGACGAAATCATTCAGCCACCTCGCCAGCCTCATCATCCGGCACCGTCTCACTCGGCCCATCCTCGGCTATCTCAGCCGCGCGCGCCTCTTTCTCAGCCAGATACTCGGCAAAACCCTCAACCTCGTCGGCGACCTTGTAACCAGCCTCTTCGCGGATCTCGTCGGGCAGGAAGACGAGTTCAGTTCCCGCCTGCTGGTTGATCTGCGACATCTTCGAAGCGCGATCGAGCTTGTCGTCGGGGCTGGCTTCCAACAAAGAAGTCCAACCTATCACCCAGTCCTTTGCATCGAGCACGCCCCACGCAACGAGGCGGTCGATGAAGTCCTGAAGGATCGGCATGACGCGGTTTTCACGGCGGGACATGCACGTTTCCGCCCACCCCTTCGCATCTTCGGTGCTGGCGCGCTCGCCGGTGACGTTGCCGATCAATTCCTTGAACGGGATGCCCATCGAAGCGGCGAACGACTGAACACACGGCTCCCAAAATTCCTTGGGCTGCGGCAAGGTGATCGTCAGCGGGCTCACCGTGAAACCGCCGAGCATCAGCATATTGTCGTGGCCGGACTGGAATTCGCCGACCTGTTCGTTCAGCTTGTCGATCGTCTCTTTCGGCGTCGTAGTGCCCATGCCGCGCTGAACGTCGCTCGGGCTGACCCCTTTGGGTGCCTCAATGATCGGGGCCCCGCGCGACGACTTCCAGAAACCTTCCCCGCCGGCGCCCTTGATCTTTTCCGCATCGGCCACGTCGTTGTAACCAGGTTCAAGCGCGGACTTGCAATTCAGCGTGCCGTCGTCCGACCAGATGAGCACGCGGTCGCGATGGATGCGGATCTGGCTCTTTGCCGTGTTCTGCGGATTACCGACGGCCTGCTCGTCGAACTGGTAATAGAGCGGGTCGCCATAGGTCTCGCTGGTCTGGACGTTATCCCATTCGATCGGGGTGAGCTGGCCCTGCCATGCGGGAATGATGCCGACGACGTTCTCGATGCCTGGGCGCACCCTTGCGACGGGCTGGTCGAGTGGCTTGCCATCGCGGAGCAAGATGATAGCCCCGGCATACTCGCCCACCATCGACCGGCGATCGGCGTCCATGAGCGAGCGCCAAATCTTGCGCTTGGTGAAGTGCTTGCGAATGGCCTTTTCGGCGGGCGTATCAGCGGGGGCTTCCGATTCCCACAGCGCGGGCATTGTCGCCCATGTCTTGCCGATCGTCTTGTCGATTGCGGCAGCCGCCAAACCAGAGCGTGAATAGAGGCGGTAGAACTGGTCGAACCCAAGCTCTTCGGGCCAGCCATAGTCCTTCGCATAGTCGTGCTTGGTGTTGAAGCCATAGGCCCACGGGAACGCGCGCGCGAGCCGGTCGCGCACAAATCCCGATGCGTTTGCCAAGAGAGAATTGTGCGACGCCATGGCACATAGTTACGCGATGTTGCGGGACCGCGCAATAATATTACCGTGTCATGATCCAGCCCTGTTGAGCGTGCGTCTCGGCGAGCATGTCCGCGATCGCATCCATCAACGGATCAACCTGGTCGTCCCATCCGGTGCCGAGCCCGTCGAACATCTGCAATTCGGCGCGGAGAGCGACGGTATATTCCTCATTGGCGGGCAGGTTCACCATGCCAGTCGCCACCCATGGCGCCGCATCGAGGCCGCGGGTATATTTGTCGCGGTCGCGCGGGATGCCGACGACGGGGATGCCTTTCTTGCGCAGTGACTGGATCAAGCCGGTGCCGGAAGCCTTATCCTCGACATTGAAGCCGCGGATGTGCTTGCCCTTGTGCTTTTCCCAGAAGGCGATCGACATCTGTTCAAGCTGCGGCGCCTCCCACTTCCCGCGAAGCTGATCGACGAGGTAGATCCCGGTTTCGGCCTTGCCCCAGAGCTGTAGAACCGAGAAGTCATTGCGCTCGCCCGTCTTCTGCGCGGTATCGGCATAGATGCTGTAATATTCGATGCGCGGAAGCTCATTCCACCATTTGAAGCCCTCCATATCGAACAGCGCGCCTTCGATCGACACGGGCCGCTGCATATACTGGCTGGCGAAGGTGTAGGCGTCGGCCTTGAGGACTTCGATCTCCTCGGCGCTATGCTTGTCCTCCCATAGCGGGCCATCAGGCAAACCGTGCTGGATCGGGATGCCGTGTGTCCACTCGACAGGGTATTCCTCGGCGTTGTTGATGACGACGGGCAGATTCAGGTGGTGCCATTTCTCGCCGGTGGCGCCGGTCAGCAGGTGGCCCGCGAAGTCGTCGGAATGCAGCCGCTGCATGATGACGATGATCGGCACGTCGTCATGCGCCAGGCGGGAGCGGAAGGTATTGGTCGCGCGCTGGTTCACGGTTTTCCGTTTGGTCGGCGAGAAGGCGTCGTCCGGCTTCAAAGGGTCGTCGATGACGAGCGCGCCCGTGAACATGGTGCGATCCATATAGCCAGCGCGGAAGCCGGTGATCGGGCCGCCAGACGCCTTGGCGAGCATTCCCCCGCCCTCGGTCGTCTTCCACCGATCCTTGGCCTTGCTGTCCACGCGGACGGACACGGCACGAACCTGTTGATATCCGTCGAGCCCGACGAGCTGCAGCACCTTGTCGCTGTTCTCGCGGGCAAGATCATCCGAGAATGTCGCGTGGATGAACCGCGCGCGCGGGTTGATATGGAAGCCCTTGGCGATGAAGTTGACGACGGCCGCCTCGGTCTTGGTATAGCCGGGCGGGATAGTGACGATGAGGCGCGTTATCTCGCCGGTCAGCACCCGATCCAGCGTCTCACCTATGACGCGGTGATGCGGACCTTCGATGAACTCCATCCCCTCGCGCTCGGGGAAAAACCAGCGCGTGAAGTCGAGCAGCTTGCCGCCGGGGGCAAGTGCTTCGCGTTTCCTCTTCGCAACGACCGCCGCCAGCAGCGAGACACGGGCGGCCTGATCATCAGGAGAGGCCGAGCGTGGCGGGGTCAATACCAAGGCGTTTCGCCTCCTCTATCAATGATGCGGTGGTGCGGTCCTCGGTTTGAATCGGCCCGCCGTTCTTGCCAGTCAGTTCGCGGCGGTTAGTATAGGCATTGCCGACTTCCTCGGCCGCCTGCTTGTGAAGCTGGGCCGCGAGCGGGAGATTGCCTTTTGCTTCGGCGCGCTGGGCCATGCGCTGCAGCGCGCGCAGACGAACGCCGCGATGAGCGATCGGAACAAGCGTCGCCTCTTCGATGAAGCCAGTGCGCGACGCCTCGAACATCTCCCGCCATTTCGGCGCAAGGTTGCGGCCAGCGAATTTCGTGGGGTCATGCGCCTCCACAACTTGGCGCGCAACATCGAGGCCGAATTCCTCCATGACAGCCGCCGAAACTTGGCTCGGCGTGTCGAAAGCGGCCAAGCCATTGATAATGAACCTCTTCACGTCATCGGGCAGCGATGGTTTCTTAGCGGCCATTGGTCATGCTTCCGTCATGCTGCCGCCCGAAGGCAAGTGCCACAGATGCCGTCGATGTCAGCGCCATCGATCAGCGGCTTCGCATTGGCGGCGTCAATCATCGGCTGAACGCCAGCAGCCTCGGCACCATATCGCCGGACGACGCCGACGAACTCTTCCACGTCGTGCCCGCGGATCGCGAACGATGGCATCCCATCCTTCTTGAACTTCGGCATCCCGAACTCGTCTCGGGCCTGACCGCAATGATAAAGCTCATGCTCTATCAGAGCGCAGAAGGTGGCATCGTTCATTCCCTCCGCAGCCGGCGCCGAGAAGGTCAGCAGGAAGTCGGGCATCCCGTCGAACCATTCCTCGATTTGCTGGACGGCGCGGGCGCGCTGCCATTTGCCCATCGCCATAGGCGGCATCAATTCAGCCTGGCCAATCACGCTCCGCATGTTCCGGCTGTTGTCGCAGTTGGTCCAGAGGACACCGATATGCGCGTCGGCGAGGTGTTGATGCTCTTCGTTGATCAGTGGGCCGTCGCCTTTGATGAAGGTGTCCATTATCCAGTCGTGCAATTCCTCGCTCGGTTCGAAGCGGTAGAAGGCCATATACTCAACGACGTCGATCATGTTGCGGGGCGGATAGGGGCGGGTCATGCGCTCGCCGCCTCCCTCATCGCACGGCAATTTGCGACCATCGCCAGCATCCGGTTTCCCCGCTCGACGAGAGCCGGTTCGCCCGATGCGATATCGAGCCGCGATGTATGTTCGACCGGGCCGAACCGATCGGTCAGGATGGCGCCCGCCTTTATGGCCATCGCCTTCTTGCTCAGCGCGATGTCGAAGTGGACCCATGACGCTTTGCGGTGCTTGCCGAAGCTGAGCGTCGGGTGGCCCTGAATCCATTTCCGCTGCACGCCGATCTTGTCGACCATGGCGAGCAGCTCATCAAGCGTATCGGCCCACAGGTGGCACATGACCATATTGCCGAACCCATGGCGCACGTCGTCGACATAAACGCTCACGCCCCCGGCCCCTCAACATCAGCCCAATGGGTAGCGTTCTGAACAGGGCGGCCAACGGGATCGCGCCAGCCGTCGCACCATGAGCAGAGGACGACATAGCCCGCATAAAGAAGCATCTCGCGGCCGTCGAAGCGGTCAATAGGCATCCGCGAGAGGTCGAAGCGCCAGTTGATCGGCGCGAGCGCAAATGCGTCCGTCGCCAATCCGCGAATATCGTCCGGGTGCATCTCCACGCCGTGGTGGCGCAGCGTCGCCGTGAGCACGGAAGCGGCGCGGTCAAGAATTGCAGGCGCGTTCATTTCGGTCCCTTTTCGAAATATTCCCCGTGGAAGGCATGGCCGCCGAGCGGGAGGACGGTGACGACGGTATGATCTTGGACGATGGCGCGGTGGCCGGACGGCAGGATGACCGAGCAGCGTCCGAGATGAGCGGCGCAGTGGAAGGCGCGGGTCGTCAGGGCGCGTTCGGCTTCTGCGTCATCGACGTTGCGGACGCGTTGTCTGTAGCGAAGCACGGCGTGGGCGGAGACGGTGAGATCAGCCATTGGCCGGCGCTCCCGGCTTGAGCAGGTCGCGAACCTGTTTCGCGCGGCGCACGTCGGCGGGATTGCGGACTATCCCCTTGCTGTCGTGCCATGTCAGGCTGTGCCGCTGGAACCAATCGGCGGGCAGTTCGAAGATGCCGCCGTTGATGAAAGGTTCAAGGTCGCGCGGGTTCTCGGCGAGGTAGCCGATGATCCCGCCAGCGGTTTCCATCGCGCCGACACCGGCCTGTTGACCGAACGCGGTGGCGCGCGACGCGATCAGTTCGATGATCTCTTGGGCGTCATAGGTTTTCATGCTGCCTTTTCCTCCCATTGATCGATCGCAAACGCGTCATCGCTGCGCCGCCAGTTGCTCCACCACTTTGCTGGGCGGAATTCGGTGACCTCGCCGTTGCGGTAGCGGACGCGTATCTCGGTATCGGGCTCGACAGGGCGGGCGCCGGGGTTGTCACGGAAGGTCATCGGCTTGCCCTTTCAGTTTCTCGATAAGCTCCGACATCATCGAACCGACCTCGGCGCTTTCGTCAGGCCGGCGGCGATCGTCGGGGCGCGCGAGCCGCGGTGCGCTGCGGTTGGCCCATGCGGCTTCCTCGCGGGCGAGGCGGCGGCGGAAGATGTCAGCGACTTCCTGGCTTTCGCGGACGATGGTCGGGACCAGCTTGGCGGGGTGCTCGACGATGCGGCGGGCGGTGGTGCAGGCATCGACAAACGGCCGCGCGGGAATGTCGCGGACTTCCGCCCATGCCGCCGAGAGCCACAGCGCCCGCTCATCGCCCGACATGCCCGATGGCGCGCACAGGGTCAGGCAGCGAGTTAGCTCCCCAATTGCCGCTTGGCGATCGAGGGGCGTCGCATCCCTCCGTGCCGCCAGTAAGCTCGAGGGCTCGTTGCATGGCGTCGAGGGTTGTTGGTTTCCTGAAAGGCTGGGCTGACTGGCCATTTCCCTGATCCTTGATTTCGAAGAGTCCTTGGTAACTATTGAAAATCGACTGGTTCAGGACGTCGCCGGGAGGGTGGCCGTCCTTGGCAAGCTTCGCCAGCTTGCCGACGGCGAGGTATTTCGCCTCATCGGTCATCGGTTTTCGGATCTTGACCCGCATTGCGACGTAACCAGTCCACGGCTCTGCCGGTATCCAATCGGGACGAACGAAAGGCTCAGCCTTTTTCCGGCGCGCGGCACGCGCGGTAGAGGGAGAAGCTTTAGCTTCTTCCTCTATGGTTATATGGTTCCCTTGTTCTTTAGTTGTCCGATCGCTGTCCGATCGCTGTCCGGATGGTTGTCCGGTTTCCTGTCCGGTGTCCTCGGCGATATCCTGATATTTCTCGTAATTACATATGGTTATGATCGAGCGCCCCTGTCCGGTAGCCCGTCCGATCATCTGTTCGGTTTGCAACCGGGTCAAAAACCGCTCGACGGCGCTTTGCGACCATCCCCATGCGGTTGCGAGCTGCGACCGGGACACGCAAAGCTGCCCGCGCTGGATCGTCATCGTCGATCCGGACACGTTGAATTTTGTCGGCTTCCAGCATGCCTTCAGGACGAGCCAGGCCCACGCGCCAAAGCGCGAGCTATCTCCCGCAAACAGCGGGTGGTCAGTCGCTTCGCGGTAGAGGACGGCAAACCCACTCACGCAGCGGCCGCTCCTATGCTTAAGCGCCACCGGCGCATCTCGACCTCATTCTGATCTTCGATCAGCGTTCGCGCCTCGGCCGCCGGGAACCGCTTGGCGCGGACAAGGTGCAAATAGTCGGCACGCAAATGCGGCGGGCACCATGCCAGCTTTGTGGCGCTGCTCGCCTTCCCAGCCCTCGCTCGCACGTCAGGCGCGCGCGAGGCGATGCTGCCCAGCTCCCAGAAGCGACCTTCCTTGAAATGCTGCGTCCGCTTGGCGTTGATGACCGGATCGTCGCCGAGGGCACGCGCGCGGCGGCGCAGGCCATCGAGAAAGACAGGATCGGTCGCGTGCTTGCGGCGGATGCCGGCGCGCTGGCGTTCTTTGATGTGCGGCTGCGCCAGGTTATACGCGGCGACGTGTCGGCGGCAGTAACCCGTCTTGTTCCCGCGCCCAAGCGGGATTGAGCATGTCCGGCAAGTCGTCATGCTGCGCCTCCGATAATTTCGACGATCACCGCACCGGGCTTCAGAGGCTCGGCGAAGTGATATTCGGGCCGGAACAGGCGATCATCCATGCCGAGCGCGTCGGCGATCCCATCTCTGAGATGCTTGAACGCGCCGATCATTCCGTCATCGTCGCGGCGAATCCGGTTCGGCGGTTGGAAGGTGACGCGCAGCGAAAGGGGTGCATTCGCGTCGGGCCGCTGAGCCGGGTTCGCGTTCATCCATCCGCGCGTGACCAGTCGGGCCTCTCCGCGCGCGCGGTTGCAATGCGGCTGGTATTTCGACCAGTGCAGGCGCCGCTTGGCGTTCGGGAATGTCATTGGGTGTGGCCAGGGCAAAGTCATCATGCGGCCTGCCACCCATATTGCTGAGAGATGAGGCGGAAGCGGCTCACACAACTATTGCGGGTGCAGCCGAGAGTTCTGGACGCGCCGCCGAATGAGAAGCCATCCGCGATCAGGTCCGCGAGCCGATCGGTTTCGTCGGCGCTCCACGGTTTTGGCGTTGGGGTTGAGTGGCGGGCGGCCATGATCAGGCCGCCACGCCGAGCGGCAATTCGATCTGGATGCCCAGCGCGCAGCAATAGGCCTGCAAGATGGCGTCGGCTTCCGCTCGGTCCTGCGGCGACATGCTGCGCAGCTTGATAGCCTTGCGCATCATCTTGGTGTCGTAGCCCTGCGACTTGCCCTCGTTGAAGGTATCGCGGATATCTTCGCCGATGCCTTTTTGCTCCTCTTTCAGGCGCTCGATACGCTCGATCAGAAGGCGCAGTTTGTCGTCGGTGGCTTCGGCCATGTCAGGCTCCTTGGTTCAGAATGTCGGGGACGGGCTTGCCCATGCGGGCGCACATGGCGCGGGCCTTGGCGCGAACGGCAGCGCGCTCGCGGTCGGCTTTGATAAGAGCGCCAGTGCGTCCGGCTTCGGCGCAGGTGGTGGGCGCGGGGCGGCGGCGGGTGAATGGCCAGCGGATCATGCCGCCACCGCGTCGAACAGGCTGCCAGCCTTCGCCTTCAATCCTTCGATGTTGCGGCGGGCCTGCGCGAAATAGGACGGCTTTAATTCGATGCCGACGCCCTTGCGGCCCATTTCGACGGCGCAATAAACCTCGCTGCCGATACCGAGGAACGGCGTCAGCACGGTATCGCCGGGGTTGCTCCATAGGTCGATGCACCGCTCGATCACGTCGAGTTGCAGCGGGCTTATGTGCTGCTCGTCCTTTTCATCGCGGCCGCCCCGATATTGCAGCGTGCGGGTCTGATTTATGTCGGTCCAGACCGGCGAGGCGTAGCGCTGCCAGACCTCGATCGAATACCAGTTGCGGCCGTCGGTCGGCGTCGTGAACTTGGACGGGTCCGGCCCATCGCCTTCGCCATGCCATTCGTCAAAGCATCCGCTCACCGGCTCGGGGTTCTCGCCTGGCTTGCGAAAGGTGACGACATAATCGGCGAGCCCCTGCCCGCTGATGCAGCTATCCTTGACGATCTGCTTGTGGAGCAGCCGGATTGACTTCGTCCGCTGCTGCGCGACGACGGGGTCTTTCCAGATGCAAACCTCGCTATGGAAAATCCACCCGGCGTCCTCATAGGCGCGGATGATCTCGCCGCGGAAGTCGCGCATGCCGATATTGCCGTGGCGGATCTTCGACATAGGCAATTGCATGCAATGCACGCTGTGGAGACGCCCTGGCATGGTGACCCGGAGCAATTCCTGAATAAGAAAGCTGTAATGCTCCCAAAACTGCGGGCCATCGTTGTTCGATATATCGCGGTCGAAGTTGCTGAATTTGTAAAGCCCCTCGAACGGCGGCGAGTGGATGCCGAAATGAATGCTGTCACCGGGGATGGCGCGGATGATCTCGCACGAGTCGCCCTGATAGATTGCGTATTGATCCGTAACGACCTGTTCGACGGCCTTGATCGTCATGCTGCGATCTCCAAAAATGCGGGAAGTTGAACAGGGACTTGTGGATCGTAATCAGGACGGTCGCGCGTCGATCCGCGCACGGCGGCGCTCGATAGGTCAGCCATGTGCATGACCATCGCAGCGGCCATGCGGTCGGCATCGGCTTCCTTGCGGCGAATGTTGGCGACGGTGGCGCCCTCCGTCTCGGCCGCGATGATGTGGCAGTTGACCGGGTTCGTTTGCCCGAACCGCCAGAAGCGGCGGATGGCCTGATAGAATTGTTCGAAGCTGTCATTGAGCCCGACAAATCCGGTGTCGGCACAATGCTGCCAGTTCATGCCGAAGCCACAGATCGACGGCTTCGTGACCAGAACGCGGATGCGGCCTTCGCTGAAATCGATCAGCTTGCGCTCTTTGGCCTTGTCGTCATCGGAACCGCGGATCTCGACAGCATCGGGAATAGCTTTCGCCAGCGCCTCGCTTTCGCTGTTGAGGTTGCACCACCATACGAAGGGGCGATCGGTCGGCGTGACCGCGACAGCCTGCGCCACGCGATCGACGACGCTATCCCGGCGCGCGGCGATGCGCTCCGATAAGGTTGCCGCCTGGATCGGAAACAGCATCCCGGTTTCCATCGACGGCGCATATTCAACCGATACCGTGTGCTGATGATAGACCAGCGGCGGCAGGTCATAGCCATCGTTGGCATAGCCGAGGTCAGAAGGCTTGCGGAGCATGACGGCCCACGAAGCCATCCAGCGCCAGAACTCGTTTTCAGCGTGGCCCTTTAGGCGCCAGTTTTGCGTCGATCCGCCATCATGGACGAAGAACGTTGCGAGCATGTCGGTGTAGGACATGACGCCAAGGAACTCGGCGTGATTGCCCAATTCCATGAAGTCGTTCGGCGCCGGGGTAGCAGTAGCGGCGAGACGGAACGGGATCGACTGGCAGGATTCAATCAGCGCCGTGCGATATTTGCCGTCGGTCGATTTGAGGATGCTGCTTTCGTCAAGGATGACGCCACCGAACCGCGACAGGTCGAAGTGATCCAGCTTCTGATAATTCGTGATGTTCGTGCCGGGTTCGCAATCGGACTGCTTGGCCACGACGCGGGCGCCGATGCCGAATTTATCCGCCTCGCGCGCCATCTGATTTGAGACGGCGAGCGGGGCAAGGTGCAAGATATCCTTACCAGTTGCATCGTGGATAGCCTGCGCCCATGCCAATTCCATCAGCGACTTGCCGAGGCCGGTGCCAGCAAACAGCGCAGCGCGACCGCGGCGAAGCGCCCATGCGACGATATCGCTTTGATGCGGGAACAGGCAGGCGGGAAGGTCGGCCCACTCGGTTAGGCCGGTTGACGGATCGTCGATCGCCTTTGCGGCAAGGAATGCAGAATAGTCCTTCACGCCGCCCGCCGTTCGGTCAGCCCGACCAGCATCTGCCCGCGCTCGATCTTCTCGCTGCCGATCGCGCGAAGTCGCTTACGATCCTCGCCGCAGAACACACCGTCCGCCGCCATCCGAACGACTTCCGCGCCTTCGGTCGCTATGTCGGCGGCAAGTTCGCCAGGCGTCGGCGCGTCCTCGTCGGGAAGGTCGAACGCCCCCTGCCCTGCCAGATGGAACCACTCGTTCGTGAATTCAGCGCCGAGGAAGCGAGCGATCGACATCTGCGCTTCAAACGGCATCGGGCGGAAATCGACGTTGCTCGGATCATGCAGCGCGCATTCGATGACGCGGTCTTTGACACCCGCCCCATTGGCCAGCTGCTTGAAGCTGTAGCGGCGCCCGCGGCCTGCATAGAGGCGGATGGCGGCTGCGAATTTGTTCCACGCCTGTTCGCGGGAGACGAGGGGCACAAAGGTCGCGGACGTATTGTCAGGCACTGGCTATCTCCAGGTCATGGATGACAGGAATGAAAATCATCGGGATATCGATCGTGCCGAAGCCGGGGTGAGCAGCGAGCTGGAGCCCGATGATGACCGCGCACGGCTGGTCGGGGAGATCGTGATCGAATTTGTCGTCGGGCTCGGACGCGATCGGGCAATGACGCCCGACGCCGTCGTCAGAATAAATGCCCCCGCCGGACGGAAAGGGGGAATGTCCGGCGGGGGTCACGCTCTGGTGCGACCCAGAGAGCGCGGGGGGAATGTGGTGGCGAACGATCATGCCGCGGCGCTTTGCTCGGCGCGATACTCCGACATGAACCCGGCAATCTTGTTCGCAGTTCGGAGCGTCAAAGACCGCTCTTTGCGCAAGTTGCCGACCAAACTGGGGTCACCGATCGCGGCGCGGCCGAATGCGGCGGTGCCGAGATTGTGCTGCTTGCAAAACGCTTCGATACGTTCGAGCATCTCCGCGTCGCTGATCAATGCATGTTTCATGAAATCCTACGTAGTCGGATATGTCCAACCAAGCAAGTAGGAAACATCATGCTTTTGGATTTATCGCCGCCGTGGGAAATATCCGACATGGCGGACCACACAGATTTGCGCGGCGCGGCGCTTTACGATGCGCTCATGCGCCTGAAGCCGAGTGACCTAGCTGAAACCGATTGGGCGTTGAAAGCCGGGATGAACCGCGGCTTTTTCACGAACCTCAAAAAGCAGGATATAAGCCCGCGATCGGACAGTCTCCGCAAACTGCTGCGCGTGGTGCAGAAAAACGAGGCCGACTTATACGACGAGAGCCCCGAATCGGCGCGGTCGGTCACGCTTCCTACGCGAAGCATCCATCTGCATGACGACGTGGTGGAGATAATTTCACTCGACCTTTCCCTTTCCATGGGGCCGGGAACGCTCATCGAGGAGTTCGTCGAGGAAGAGCCGGTCAAGTTTGACATCGGCCTATTGCGAGCGGTGACGCGGACGCCGCTGCACATGTTGCGCGCAGTCAAAGGCGTGGGCGACAGCATGGAGCCGACGCTGCGCACGAACGATCGCATCCTCATCGACACATCAGAAAAGATGCTGTCTCGAGTCCACGGCATTTACTGGATCGACCACCTTGGCGCGCATGGCATCAAGCGGCTTCGCGCGATGGGACAAGGGCGCATTCTAATAATGTCAGACAATCCCGCCGTTCCAGATTATGACGTGGACGCTGAAGAGATGAGGATTCACGGACGCGCGATATGGCTGATGCGGGACTTATAGGAGGGGGCATGAGGCGGGGGATTGTAGCGCTTGTGACCGCGCTCGGGATATCGACCCCGGCGCAGGCCTCTTGGGAAGTGATTCGAGGAGATGGCGCGTGCGCTATTTCCGCGCAGTGGGATGACGACGGTGGCACCAGGGCAACGCTGGTCGAGATGGCAGATGGCGCCGTTGCGCTAGGCCTTCAGAATAGCAATTGGTCGATCAAAGAGGGTGAAATATACCCCCTTACGGTTGCTTTTGACCGCGATCTATATTCGGTTAAAGCGACAGGGTTCTCGGACAGTGAGGGCCGCGGATTTAGATTTTCTGCCGGCCGCGATTTAGCCGTGGCCTTTGGCGCGGCTTCCAGTCTGATCATATTGCGGGATGGGGGGAATCCTACGACGGTTCTGGCTGTAAAACTAATCGGAAGCCGGGCCGCGATCGAAAGAATGAAGCCCTGCATGGCGACCGTTCGGCGCGAGAAAGCGCGAGAGCAGGCCGCCGCCGACGCTCTCCAAAGAAAGCGCGACATTGTTCCCGCCGATCCGTTCTTCGAGCCAGAGGCCGCCATTCCGATCGGGAACGCTGGCAGATGGGCGACCAATGACGACTACCCCGCAGCGGCCATGCGCGAGCGACGCGAGGGGGACGCTCAGTTCAAAGTGACTGTGGACCGACTCGGCGCCCCGACTGACTGCGAGATTATCTCGTCGAGCGGCCACGCTGACCTTGATGCTGCGACGTGCAGCCTAGTGTTGCGCCGGTCGCGCTTTAACACGGCCCCCGACACCCAAGGTTCTCGCTTCTATCGAAATAGGATTCGGTGGAGGGTCCCAGTCTACGATTCCGCGCCCCCTGCGGAGGCAAAATAGCGCGCGGTTGGAAAAATCCAATTTAGCTATTGACGTGTCGGACATATCCAACTAATCCAACTCCATCAGCCACCCCGGCTGCATGGAGACGACAGTGGCCCGCCACGATCCTGAATTGACCAAGGCCTACGAGGCGAACCGCGCGGCGATTACCGCCGCGAACCGGTTCCGCGCCGAAGAAGTGCGGATGCAGATCATCCGTCACGGTCTCTTGGCCGACCGTCCGAACCATCCCGACGCGGCTTTCAACCGCCAGCAGGCCGATAACTATCGCGCCGAGCTGGCCCGCTTGCAGGCGACCGGACTGTGACCGGCGGTTTCAGCCAGTTCATCCGCATTCTGGAATCGCTCCAGCCTGTCGAGGCCCGCGCTATCCGCGTCGACGTCCCGCTGATCCGCGATGCGACGCAGGATGCTTGGGAAGCCCTGATGGCTGCCAAGTATGGCGAGGGCTTTGAGACGCGCGACTTTTCGGTCGGTGCGGTGGTGACGGCATGACTGATCTCGCAATCAAAAACGCTGCGGCAACCGAGCAACATACTCGGCGGATCGTTGGGCCTACCATTCTCATGGGCGATGGCATGTACTTCGATTTCGAATCCCCCGACGCAAGCGGGCTGACGATCGAGGACTATGCTTGGGGTTTGGCGAGCAATGCACGCTTCCGTGGGCAGACGCGCCGCCGCCTCGTGGGTCAGCCTAACCAGATCGGGCCGCGCTGCCTCTACAATGTTTGTCAGCACGTCGTTTTGCTTGCCGAGCAAATGTGGCGCGACGGGCAACCGATTGACGCGGTTTACGAAGGACTGATGCACGAAAGCGACGAAGTGCCGTGGCCCGACATCGCCGGTCCGGCCAAACAGCTTCTGCCGTCCGAAACAAAGGCGCTGATCAAACGCAGCGGCGACGCAATCGACGAGTGGTTTGGCGTGGGTCACGAGCACAAAGATATTGTGAAGCAATACGATATCCGCATGCTCGCGACCGAGAAGCGCGATCTTATGCCGCAAGCCGGAACTGATCAATGGTCATGCACTGGCGGTTATGAGCCCTTCGATTTTACGATCGAACCGTGGGTTCCTGAATACTCGGTCCAGCGCTTTCGCAGCATCTATCAGAACGTCACCGATCACATGCGAGGTGCGGCATGATCGACATTCACGCCCACGCTCTGGAAGCGTTCAATCGAGAAACCCATTCTGACGCTCTGCGCGAATTGCAGATTGCGCCGGCGGAAGATTTGCAAGCCGAACAGTCGATCGTCGGCAGCCATGTCGGGCTTGTCGTTCCGCTTGCCTTCTTTCTCGGCGTTCTGCTGACCGTCGTGGCGGTGCACGCATGACTGATTTCGCAAAATTCCGCGCTGCGCTGGTCGCGGCAGGCGGCGAAATGCTCGCGCCCACGAACCCTTATGAGATCGTTCGTTTCCGCACTTCGCATGGCGTCGGGATCATCTATCGCAACAAGCGCGGCCGCGAAACTTGGAATGCTGAGGCGCTGCAAGCCAAGGCGCACATTGCAGATCGCAAGGGCTCGCTGGCGCCCGTGGCAGTTGTTGGCCGCCGCCGCGACGCCGCCACGGTCAATGCCCTCCTGATCCGCGACGGCGCTTCCTGTTTCTTCTGCCGCGCTCCGCTCGGCGATGACATTACAGTCGAGCATCTCGTTGCCATCGCGCACGGCGGGCCGAACCATGTCAGCAACCTTTTTCTCGCGCACGGCGAATGCAACCGTCGCGCCGGGCATCTGTCGGCACCTGAAAAGATCGCCATGCGCGACCAGTGGGAAGCTGGTCAATGACGCGCTCGGCTCGCCCTTATGCCGCCGGTGCCGCGTCGGCGCGCGTGTTCGAAGGCTTCAACACCGATATCCCGGTTGAGGGCTTTTATCGCATGAAGCTGCGCAGCGGCGGCGTGCTGGTCGGCATCCGCGTATGGCACGGCCCCCCTCTCGATCCGGTCACCGGCGAGGAAATGGATCGCGGCTGGCGCTGGCAGGCGCTGGCGAACGGCGAGCCCATAGATCTTGAGCGCGTGTGGCCCGTGTGCGCGGCCGATCCGATCGATGAGCGCGAATATCTGTTCCTAGCGCAGCGCCAAGCATGGGCTCGCGAGAATTCACCCGATCACCCGATCGCAAACCCAACCCGGCGCATCGACCCGATGACCGCCCCACCCCCGTTTTGACAGGAGACCCGACATGGCAATCGTACAGCGACTGAAACCGCAGCCCGAAATGGAAGCGAACCCGCGCGCGGTCATCGGCGCGAACAATCCGCCCCTTGAAGAGCAGATCACCATTGATCTTGCCGAGGCGCTGGAAGTCGAAGGCATCACGAAGCGGATCGGCGATTTGCTCGCCAGCGCCGGTCGCGCGCCGACGGTTATCACCGACGCGGATATGGCTGGCAGTTACGCCGATTTGGTCAAGCAGATGGTCGCCGCCGGTAAGGCCGTGGAAGCACAGCGCGAAATCCTCAACCGTCCGCTGCTCAATGCGCAGCGCGCGCTCAAGGGGCGGGCCGATGCGATCGTCGAACCGCTGCAATCCGCAGAGGCGACGGCGCGCGCGCGGATCAGGACTTTCGACGACGCCGAGCGCGAGAAAGAACGCCAGCGCCAGATTGAAGCCCAGCGGGTTGCCGACGCCGAGCGTCAGCGGCTGCAGGCCATTGCCGATGCGGAGGCCGCGAAGGAGCGCGCTCGGCTGCAGGCGATCGAGGACGCGCGCGCGGCCGCCGAAGCCCGCGAAGCGACAGTCGTCGAAGTCGAGCCTGAAGTCGTAGAGGTTGCGCCCGAGCCCATCGTTGAGACGGCAGCACCCGTCGTTCGCGGCGACTACGGCGCCAAGGTTGTCCGCACGACCACCTATAAGCACCGCATCGTCAGCGTCCGCCAGCTTCCCGACAGCATCTTGAAACACGCCAAGGTCGTCGAGGCGATCGACAAGGTGATTGCGGCGCAGGTGCGCGGAGGCACGCGCGAACTCAAGGGTTGCGAAATCTTCCCCGAAACCGGGACGACAATCCGATGATCCGCGACATCGAAGCCGCGCGCGAGGCGCTCGCTGATGCCTTGTGGTGGTTCAAGGGCTTTGCAGCCGCTCGCCCCGCATCGATCGACGAAGGCGCCGGTGAGCACCTCGATCTTGAACGCAAGATCGGCGAGGTCCGCAACTTTCTGACCAGCGTCAATCAGGCGAGCATTCGCAGGATGGGCGAAGAGACGGCAGTCGTCCTCACCTTTGCCGAGTTCGAGCGCCTTGTCGACGCTGTCCGCATCCCGCGCTTGGCCGAAACTCAAATCGCGATCCAGACGATCGAACAGGTGCTGGCTGAGTATCGAGAAGAAGAACATGCCGCCCGACGCGGCGACGAAATTCCATTTTAAGGAGAAGATGATGGCCCGCCAATTCATCGCCTGCACATTCCGCCCCGGCGACACCCGCGCTTACACCTACGCCTATGACGGCGCGGAACCGTTGGCGGTGGGCGATATCGTCCTCGTCGCCGGTCGCAACGGTGAGGGCAAGAAGAAAGTCCACGTCGCCATTTTCGGAGTGCCCGAACCCGCCGACTTCGAAGCAAAGCCGATCATCGAAAAGTTTGCCCCACCGCCCGCTGATCAGCCCGACTTGCTCGGCGATGACGCCGAAGTCGACGCGCTTTTCGCCAACAAATTGCCCTTCTGAAAGGACTGAATATGAACACCGCCCGCAGCCGCGCCGTCGCTCGCGCCGATGAACAGATCGAGCAGAACGTCGCCAACATAGAAGCGGCCAAGCGCCGCACGCCCAGCGCGCTCGCGTTAATGGCTTCGCGCCTTGGCGTCTCCGAAGGCAACCTGCAGAACACGCTCAAGGCGACCGTTTTCAAGGGTTGCTCTGACGCTGAATTCGTCGCGCTGGTCATTGTGGCCAACGAATACAAGCTGAACCCGCTGACCAAGGAAATTTATGCCTTCGCGGCCAAAGGCGGCGGCATCGTCCCCCTCGTCTCGATCGACGGTTGGGTTCGGATCATGAACGAGCATCCGAAGTTCGACGGGATCGAATTCGAGGACATCGTTGACGAGAGCGGCAAGGTCTACGCGATCGAAAGCACGATCTACCGCAGCGACCGCGCGCGGCCGATCAAGGTCACCGAATATATGGACGAGTGCAAGCGGAACACCGATCCGTGGAACAAGTCGCCCAATCGCATGCTGCGTCACCGCGCGCTGATCCAGGGGGCGCGCTACGCCTTCGGCTTCTCTGGCATCTATGTCGACGACGAGGCCGAAATCCAGATGGTCGGCGAGCCCGTCGAGGCGCGCAACATCACGCCGCCGACGCGTGCCGAGATGGCCGGTAGCGATCCCGTCACCGGCGAGATCATCGATCACAAGGAGGGCCGCAGCGACGAGCAGCACGGCGACCAGCACGACGGCACCGATGAATCAGAGCCCGCGCCCTATGCCGCAACCGTCACGGATTTGATCGAGCGCATTGCCGCCGCCGGCACTGTCATTGACGCCAAGGCGGTCGAAAAGGACTGGCGCGGCCATATGGAGGCGCTGCCCGACGGTGAGAACGGGCGGATCGAAGCGGCGCTGAACACTCGCCTCGAGCAGCTCAAGGGCAACTGACGTGGGTGCGCCGGTCAATCATAAACGCATGAAGCCCAAGGCGGGCGCGGAACCGACGGCGGCCGAGCGTCGCCACTGGGATCGCGTGCGCGCGCTTGGTTGCCTCATCAGTGGCGGACCGGCGACCATCCATCACGTCACCGGCTATGCCGATCGCATGGGCCGCATCTCGCGGTCGCACCGGATCGTCGTCCCTCTGGCAGTGGAATTTCACCAGCACGATTACGGCGACAAGTGCGTCGAAAAGCTGAGCCATCAGGGCTTCTATCGCGAGCACGGCATCGACTTGCTCAAGGAAGCCAAGCGCCTGGAATACGAGAGCATGGAAATGGGAATTCTACCATGAAGGGTCACGCGCTCTTCCGCCGCGTCGGCCTGGCACTCGCTCCCGTCACCAAAGACGCACGCGAATTGCTGGCGGCCGTGAAAGATGGCGCGACGCTGATCGTTGAGGTGTGGTCGCCGAGGAATATGTCTCAGCACCGGAAATTTTTCGCGATTCTCAACAACGTCGTCGAGGCAACCGGGCGCTGGACTTCGACCGAGCATCTGCGCCGGGACATCCTGATCAGCCTTCACCGCTACGACGAGCACATCAACGAGTTCACCGGCGAGATAGTGAAGGTGCCGCACTCGATGGCCGTCGCGTCGATGCCGCGTGAGGATTTCGAGCAACTTTACCGCGAAACAATCAGGCTTCTGACCGAGGCGCTTGGGGCTGATCCCGAGATGCTTTTGCAGGAACCAGCATGACTTTCACCCCGTCGCCCTGACGGACAGTTTCACCGCGCGCGAGGCGCACAGCATCCACCGATCCACCTCGCAAGCCCCCTCTGGATCGGTGGGAAAGGATTAGAACGATGAACACCCCAACGCCAAGTTCGCCACCCGCTCTCTGGCTTATCGCTGGGCTGCTGCTGGGGCTGAGCATGACAATCGCCGCGGCGGGTAAGGCTATCACGTCCGAAGTCCGCAAGAGCAACACGCTCTATCTATGCACGGAATCGTGGAAGCTTGGCATTTACGACAACAAAACGTGCCAGCAAATTCTCGAGCCGTCGAAGAAGGCAGACGCAGCATGATCGCCCTCGCCCTCAAAGCTCTCGGCTTAATGCGGGTGAGCGAGCATGAGCGGATCAAGAACGCCGAAATCCTCCGCTACACTCGTCTGAACGACAGCCTACGAAACGAACGCAACGACGCGCAGGACAAGTTCCAGCGCGCCGCCACCGACCTCGCAGCGCTGGACGTTACCGAATGGTCCTCTCACATCGGCGATCCGCCTGACGGTGATAGCCCACTGCTCTGCGTCTATGATGCGGGCATCGGCTATGCCTATGACCGGCTGGCAGAATGGCTCGGCGTTGATGACTACGAGATGGGCGACGGCTCCGAAGAATATGCCACCGACGTAGGCCGCACTGGCGCCAACGTGCTTGTCGCCGCGGGCTTCACAAATGACGACGGCGACTTGCTTGGCGCTGCCGAATTGAACGCGATGAAGCACGACGCCCAAAAGTGGCGCGATTACCTCAAGCGTTCGAGAGATAGGAAGGCGGGGAAGAAGAATGGATAAGCCATATCTCATTTGGTCGAACGAGCATCGCGCATGGTGGTCGCCTAACCGCTGCGGCTACACGACCGTAATCGAGAAGGCGGGGCGGTACGAGCGCGTCGAAGCCATCGCTATCGCCAGTGCGGCGCGCGGTGGGTGGGTTGCCGGGAAAAATCCGCCAGAGATCGCGCTGCCCGAAGCCGATGCGCTGGATCAGGCGCTTAGCCCGAACCGTTTGGAAGCCTATTTGAACGCCCGATGCCAGTGCGGCCAGCCCGCTACCACGAAATACGACGGCGACCAGATGTGCGAGCCCTGCGCGACTTATTGCGCCCGCCGCGACTTCGAGGAAGCCGACATGCCGGGATGATTTTGAACATGACCGCCCCTCGCACCGGCTTCCTCACCCAAGGCCAGAACAACTGGCAGCCCCGTACAGCCACAAGCTGGCAGCGCGAGCGTCGTGACGGCCCCATCCTGCCGATGATCCAGCCGAAACCCTCTCTTTTCAACCGTATCTGGGGAGGTGGACGTGGGTAAGGTAACAGCAAAACAGCAAGCCGACGCTGAACTTGTCGCTGAGGCTGTCGCTCAGCGTTGCTCGACCGGCAGTAACAAAGACGGATCGCCCAAAGCCCCTACACGCCATGCCATCATCTGGCAGGCCGCTCGGCTGGGCGCGCTCGAATATGCAGCGATGACCGAATCTGACCGCACCAACAACCATGCTGAACTGGTAGAGGCGTTGCGGCCGTTCGCGGCAATGGCAAAGCATCTGGACGATACCGATCAGCGGCGAGACGGCCTTTACTGCGGCGGCTCACCCGGCATTCTCGCTGAGATCAAGGCCAGCGACTATCATCGCGCCCGCAAAGCCCTCTCCCTTTATGGAGGAGAGAAGTGACAGCCGAGCGCATCCTGTCGAAGCTTCGGCGCGCCTATCGCAACGATACCGGCGCCACCCTATCGCGCGAGCAGGTGCTTGAGCTTGTAGATTACGGGCTGCTAGATTTGCTGACCACCAGAGAACTTGAGGAAATGAAATGCCACGCGAGGGATCGCCTTTCGAATACGGCGGCTACTGGCTCGACAAGCGCCGGGACGGCAAGTCCCCCGACATCTGGCAGATCGCGACCGGCACTCGACAGGTCAGCTATCGCAGCACTCGCCAGCGCGGCATAGATGAGGCTAAGTCGGTCCTCCTTGCCTTCGTCAACGAACAGGCTGCCAAGCGCCCGCAGAGCGTCGAGGACGCGCTCGTCATCCCTACCCTGCTCACCTATTGGAAAGAGCATGGCAGCAAGGCTGTCGCGCCGCAGCAGATCGCCAGCAGCTTGCGCGCCTTCATGGGCTTCCTGTTTCAAGACGAGGCGGGCATGAGCGCCGCCGTTGCCGACCTGACCCCCGCCGTGTTTGTCCGCTTCCGCGAGTGGCGCATGGGGCCGCACAGCTATGACGTGCCGTGGGGCGGCAAGGATTATCGCCACACCAGCCCCGGCGTGAAGGGCGAGAGCGTGTCACGCAATCTCGACGACGTGCGGGCCGCGCTGAACCATGCCGAGACGAACCGCCGCTTTCTGGCTCCCAAGGTGCCGGCAGTTCCGAAGCGCCACAGATCCAAGCCGCGCGACCGCGTGCTGACATGGCAAGAGCTGGGAATGATCGCCTGGTATGCCCGCCACTTCGACGACATGGGGCGCTATGTCGCCTTGCTGATCGGAACCGCGGCGCGTCCGGTCACGCTGGCTAAATTCAACATCGACCAATTCGACGGCAGGAACATTGACCTTCACGCGATCGGTACGCCCGAAACCGCGAAGGTGAATCCTATCATCCCGGCAATCCGCCCACTGCGCCTGATCCTCACCCGCTGGACTGGAACCGGCCCTGTGGACAGCCGCAAGCGCGCATGGCGCACGATGCGACGCACGATGGGGCTGTCCGATGACGTGGTGTCGAAAACGATCCGGCACACCATCGCGACAGAGCTTTACACGAACAGCGACGTTCCCGACCGCCAGCTATCGGCTCTGCTTGGCCACGCTGGCCCGGTGAACCGCACGACGAAGAAATATGTCCACATGCGCCCCGAGCACATGAAGGCCGCAGCGAAGGCTCTCTCGGCCATCTGGCTGCGGGTTCAGCGCGAGGCAAATGCGTTCGGCGCTGTCCATACGCTGTCCATCCCTCGCAGCGAGGGCGGAATAATTATTGACAAGATGACTGTGATACGCAAGGACACTCGCGTGTTTCGTGATGGTGGGCGATGACGGGCTCGAACCGCCGACCCTCTCGGTGTAAACGAGATGCTCTACCAACTGAGCTAATCGCCCCCAGATGTCGCCATCAATGGGAGGTGCGCCCCTGCCACAAGCCGCCGCCGCTGGCAAGCGAGACGCGTCGCTCAGAGCCAGCCGATATGCTTGAAGCGCCAGAAGACCAGCCCCGAACCGCCAAAGATAAGAGCGAGCGCGAAGGGATACCCAAAGCCCCAGTCGAGTTCGGGCATGAACTTGAAATTCATGCCATAGATGCCGGCAATCGCGGTGGGCACCGCGAGGATTGCCGCCCAGGCGGCGAGCTGGCGCGTGATCACACCCTGACGCTGCTGTTCGAGCAGCGAGTTGGTGTCGAGCACCGACGCCGCAATGTCGCGAAGGCTGGCGAGGCGGAATTCGGCGCGCGACACATGGTCCCAGATGTCGCGGAAAAACGGCCGGACCGCTGCATCGATATTGGGCAGATCATCGTCGGTCGCAAGGCGGTTGGCGACGTCCTTCATCAAGCCAACGAGCCGCTGAAAGCGGATGATCTCGTGCCGCTGGCGGTAGAGATGGCGGATTTCCTCGGCGTCGAGCGGGGTGTCCATGACGCTTTCCTCGACGATCAGCAGCCGGTCCTCGATGGCATCGATGACTGGGAAATAACCGTCGATGATGAAATCGAGAATGGCATAGAGCGCATAGTCGGGACCGTGCGCGAGCTTGATCGGCAAGCTCTCCAGCCGCTGGCGCACCGCCGTATGCGTGCGCGCCGAACCGTGGCGGACGGTGACGAGGAAATGCGGCCCCGCGAAGATCGCGGTTTCGCCGGGCTCGATCGTGTCGCCATCCAGATTGGCGGTGCGCGCGATGATGAAGAGCTGGTCGCCATAGACCTCGACCTTCGGAAGTTGGTTCGCCTTCAGCGCATCCTCGACCGCGAGCAGATGGAGGCCGAAGCGCTTGGCGATACCCTCCAGCTCGCCGGGGGTCGGTTCATAGAGGCCGAGCCAGAAGAAGTCGCCGGTGTCGCAATTTTCGGGAATGATCTCGTCCGGCCCGAGTTCGCGGACAAGCTGGCCGTTATTATAGTGACGCGCGGCCATAATCGGCATTGGCGCAAACTCCTTCGATCGGGGGTTCGCCATAATGCCCCGCGACGGCAAGGGAAATGGCGAAGACGCAGCTTAAATATCGCGGCTGTCATACGCCCATTGCAGCAATGCCTGCCGCTGTTTCGGCCGGCAAAAAGGATCGCCCGGTTCGCAATGCTTGCGGATCTGCGCGGCGTGGCGCCGGAACGCGCGCCAGCGCGCGATCTGGCGGCGGTCCTCGTCCGGCATCCGCCGTCCCGAATAATAGCGGCAATACCATTGGAACCAGCCGCGCGGATCGTCGGGATGGATCCATCCTTTCTGAACCCAGACATGCAGGGGAACGCTCGCCCTGATACCGAAATAGTTGAGCGAACAGTCGGGACGTTCGGGCGAAAGTTTCGCGTTCTCGAACCAGCTCGCCGGAAATTCGTCGGTGCAGTCGGTCATATATTTGCCGCAGAACACACCGAGCTCCAGCATTTCGGCGGGCGTGAGTTCGGGTTCGAAATCGGGATCGAACGCTTTCCCCATTGGGGCAGTCCGTCCGTAGCGATAGCCCCGTTGCATCCGGTCGTTCACGACCACTTCTTCGACGTCCTTCAT